CACTAAAATTTAAACCAGATGTAACAGGAGGGGTGATTAAGCTGTTGTAATTTTGTGTTATCTGCTCAGGGGTTTGACCATAGCGTGTAGCCAGTGTATTGGCTAAGTTATCGTTCATTCCACCGTTGTCTTTAATTGTGTCTGCTACTTGTTGTGGTGTTGCATTTGGGTTCGCCGCAAACCATTTATCCACGCTGTTTTGAAGAGGTGTAGGTTCAGGTGCAGGCGCAGGAGCACTTTCAGCTTCTTTGATTTTGGAAATAAGACTACGAATCGCACCGCCAAAACCGTAACCGACAGGACCACCATCAGCATACTTTTCAGCAAGGTCGTGAACAGAGCCGCCATGGGCTCTTCCAATGAATATACCGCGTCTGTTAAACTGTGATACATCTGGGCTTGACTCAGTAGTAACAGCGGTGGCGGCATCAGCGGCAGCTTTAGCGTCTGCTGCTGCTTTAGCGTCAGCCGCAGCTTTAGCCGCTTTCTCATTAGCCGCAATCTGTGCGAATGTAGAGTTAAGATCTTTAGGATTAAATTTGTTTGAGGAAAGTTGATCCATCCAATAGTTGTAACCGGGGGCGTCAATAGTCCCTGCGTCCCAGCTACGACCGATACTCTTATAAGCGTCTACAATATTAGCGTTGTAATTGGGATAAGCCCTCGCTGTGAGTTGCGCCCAATCACCTTCATTTGGTTTACCAAAAGTAGAAGTTGAGGCGTTTCTCAAGTCAGCATCGGTATAACCAAGGTTACGCTGCTGAAGGTAGTAGTCAGACTTAGCTTGGGGCGCGTCATTAATCATTGACACCGGCACAGCGCCGTAAGTTGGGTTCTTAAGCTGATTACCGTAATAGCTACCTGTAGCGTTGTAAACGTCTTGATTGCTAATACCTTTGCTTTTCATATAGTCTTGATTAGACTGAGTAGAAGCGTAAGGGTTTAGAGCTACGTAGTCTCTAGTGTTTGCATAAAACTTGTCAGCCCCCATACCTTGACCGGTTGTGTCATTTTTAGTGGTATTGGTTGCAAACTTCATAGCGTCTGACACCGGGCGATTGCCGACGTCAAACTGACTTTGTACATACATCGGCGTGTTTTGCAGGCGGTTTTGGTAATCAGTTTTGTAAGTATCATAAGACTTCTGATCAAGTCCGTACTTGCGCATTTGCTCGCCAAAGGCTACCGGGTCATACGCAGCGCGACCTTCTTTTTTACCGAAGTCAGTATAATGCTGCTGTAATTGCTCAGGAGTAGTTAACGAAGCCGCTGCCAAATCAGGATTCATTTTGGCATAATAAGCCGTATCAAGTTCCGTACTAGGAGCAGCCGTGCCAGTATAAGTAGCCATACCGGGCGTGCCCACCCCGTACTGCTTCATAATTCGATTGAGTTCAAATCCCATGTCTGCTCCTTAACCTAAAGCGTTCAAACCTTTAGCCGTGTATATTCCGGTCGCCAGTTGAGACAAAGGCGAAGCTGAATATGTGGCACCGGTTGAACCGCCAGACTGCGTTGTTGTTTGAGGTGTGATTGGAGCCATGCCGCGAACCTGCGTGCTGAGCCAATCCATTTGCTGTTTAGGATACAACTGCTCGTTCTGGAACTGCTGCTGTGCGGCGTTGAGTTGATTCTGCATTTGACCCTGTTGAGCAGCACCGGCGCTCTCAAGGGAGGCAACGTCAGCTGAACGCATAGCTTGTTCTTGCTGTTGCATATTAGCAAACTGACTGAGCGCCGACATCTGGCGCTGGTAGTCAGATGCTTGAGCCTGTTGAGCCGCTTGAGCCGCATTAAGACCGAACTGCTGCTGGGCTTGACCCGCGCCGGTTTGAGTTTGTCCCAAATTAGCTAAGTTTTGCATTTGTTGAGAAGTCAACTGCCCTTGCGTCTGACCAATGTTAGCAAGGTTCTGCTGCTGTTGGGCTGTCAATGAACCTGCGGCTTGTCCAAGGCTTTGATATTGACCCGCGCCCTGAAGCACGCGAGAAAGGTCTGCGCCGGAAATACTACCGACGGTACCAGCCAACTGCGCTTGACGTGCGAGATCAGCCTGAGAAGCGCCGAGAGCCTGACCGTAGCCTTGGTTAGCCAGTTGAGCTTGCTGGTTGAGGATAGCTTCCTGAGTGTCACGTACGGCGCGACTACCGAACTCACCCATACGGCTAGAACCAAACTGACCGGCTTTGATGAAGGCGTCAGACACGCCGGGCAGGATGTTTTCAGAAAGATTACGAGAACCCTGTTTAGCGATAGCGTCCATGACCCCCGTTTGATACGGGCTCATGTATTGGTTGATATTAGCAGCGGATGATCCCGCAGCCGCCGTTAAATACGGGTTAGCCGCTGTCAACGCCTGTTTAGAAAGCGCCTGAGCTGTGGTAAGGTCGGCATTTTTTAAATACGGGTTAGCTGCCGCAACAGAGTCTAAACCGGCGGCTTTAGTCAAATTGCCTGAACCAGCACCAACAATGTCTAATTTACCAGCTTGATCAAAATAACCTTGACCAGTTTGTAACTGACCTAAAGCCGTAGCGGGGGCTTGTAAATATTTATTTTGAGCTGCGGTTAAAGTATCAGCAGTACCTTTACTACCAAACCCATACATGTCGCTTTGGGCTTTATCTAAGTCTTGTTGATAAAAACCTTGGTTAGCTTGTACATTTTTATACGCTTGCTGCTGTAGCGGAGAAAGCTCAGCGACAGTAGGCATGTCGTAAGCCTGATAAGGCTTATTGGCAATGTTCTGTGCAACCTGGATTTGATTGTAAATAGCATCTTGCATCCACTTTGGTGTCTCAGTGGATGAGCTAGCGTACGAAGTTGCGGTCTGTGGAGACCCTTGGAATAAACTACCCATTATGCAAACTCCTTCAAATAGGCTAAGGGAGACTTAGCATTAGGGCTAATCTTACCCTTTGCTAAAGTCTTACCTTTGTGAGAACGAATGTTTTGGCGCATAGCGTCGAGGCGTTTAGCTCCCTCTTTATTAGAGCCGTCCCCTAACATTGCAACTGTTTCTGCATCAATCACGTATTCACCATCTGAAAGTTTAGCATCAATGGTGTCTGCTCGACCAGACCCAGCTCCTTGAGCGAACCGGGCAACAGCTGACAGAGCGCCGCCCCTTGCTTTGTTTACGACAGGCGCTTGAGGAATATTATAAGCCCCTTGCTCGGCAGCGACTTGCCCCGGCTGGGTTTGTGCATAACCAGTGATTCGTGGCCAATTAGAAGCCATGAACTGGTCAAGACTCATGTTAGCCGCATTAGCATCGGTTTGCATTCTATTCCAATCCCATGTGACTGAAGGACGGTTAAAATACTCTTGCTGCTGCGGAGACATTTTCGCTATAGCTTCTTGAGCTACAGGTGGTGGTTTCTGTAGAGCGCTCAGAATAGACAAACCGCCCAACACTTTAGTTCCTATACCCATGCCGGTATCAGCTTTAGCGTCGGTCGTAGTTGTTGGGGTTTTGGTTTCAAACGGGCTACCCTTGAGAGCTTTGTCCCAGAATCCAGGCTCAGCGGTTTTCCATGCCACTTTGCCATCCGGACCAACTTGATAAGAACCTGCATCAACTTTAAAAGCCATTTTTCCGGTCGCCGGGTCTAATACGTTTGTACCCGTTCTACCTTGAGCGTCTGTACCGGCTGTTCCTGGAGCGGGCGCAGTGCTACCGTCAGGCATAGTGATTGTTTTAGGCGCTGCAGCTTCACCGGTTTTAAGGTTATCAACCACCGCGTCAGAAGGTTTCATACCAACATTAACGCCTCGCATTAAACCTGAAGCCAGACCGACGGTCGCAGCTGTTTTAGGATCATAGCCTGCGGTCAATGCGTTGCCAAAACTCTGTCCGGCACTAGTGACACCCTGCTCAAACGCAGTCGGACCACCAGCCAGATTACCAGCAAGTTGGCCGATTGCGCCACCGGCAACACCTTGCAAAGCGCCTTTAGCAAAACCCTGACCAGTGATTGCCCCTGCGGCACCACCAACTAAACCGCTACCTATGATATTTTGCGTGACGGCGCTAGCACCAGGAGCGACAAACTCACCCACAGCGCCACCTAGACCGCCACCTAGCCCGCCCATTAGAGCGCCTTTTTTCCAATCTCCACCGCCGAGCGCAGAGCTTGCGCCGCCAATAATGGCTCCGCCAAGCATTGACGCCCCGATACCTGAAGCGCCTAACGCGCTACCTATAGCTGTGCCTAAACCGGGAACAAAGACAGCCAAGGCGATAGGTAAAACTGCAGATAAAAAGTCGCCGCCGTCTTTATATTCACGCAAGCCTGTGTTTGGGTTGATAGTACCCGCGCCGCCCATGCGCTTGAGCATCTCAGCTTCGCGGCTATTGATGTGCGCTAGTTCAGTATCACCGCCGCGACCCGCAGACGCAACGCGGCGAGCGGCGACCGCTAAACCGCCGCGAGCGTAACCTTGCTTTTTCAACCGGTCTTGCAAGCCGTAAAGCGCAATTAGCAAAGAAACAACAAACACTTGATCAAACTGTTCAGGCACCATTCGCGCATCAATGATGCCGTCTTTGACTGCGGCGTCACGAACTTCTTGATACTTGTCAGGGTTTTGGAGAACAAACTCTAGCAGCTGAATAGATTTATCAAGATCTTCCGGCACGATAGGCATGCGCGCAACTTGCGCCTCCATCGCATCGACAGCTTGCGCATACTGAGGGTCTTGCTCAGCCATTTGCGTGATAGCGCTTCTAATTTCCATATTAACCTCTGTACCAAACGTGTGAATGATAATCCTCAGCTAAAAAGCCGTAGATGTGTAAATCGTCGTCAGCCAACGCTTTACGCATCACGCCTTCTAACTTAAACCCAAAATGCTCATTGAGTTTTTTAGCTAGTTTGTTTTTACCGCGCAGCAAACCGGTAACCCGTGCCGCCCGCAGCTTGTCAAACACAAAACCAAAAACCTCATTAAACATCTCAATCGTGCCTTTCGGCGTTACTTTCCTGTTGTCAATGACAATGCTGAGGTCAATGTTACGGGGCGTGAAATTAGTCATCACCACGACGCATACAAACTCATCATTCTCATCCACCGCCGACATCGTCCTGAAGAACGATGGCGCATTTTCAAGCTCTAGTTTTGCACGCGCCCAAGCCTCAGCTTCGTCTTCGCGTTCAAAACCAATAAACCGCATTACTCAGCCGCCTGACAGAACCTTTCAGCCCACTCCCGCCAGTCACTAAACTGGTATGGGTTAGGGAAGTTCTCTTTCAACGTCAAATTGTTCAAAAACTGCATAGCCCAGTTCTGCCAGTTATCCACCTCGTCTAACCGACCGAACGCACCGTAAGGGTCAAGGTCAAGCGTGACTTGGTCAGCCCAGTCACGCAGCTCCATGTACATTGGCAAAGTGATGCGAACACCGCTCATCCCAACACCGTCTTGTCGCCAGTGGACACGTGACCGATGATTTGACCCATCTGGTAGTCGCCATACACTTCATTTGATTCAAACCGCACGCGGAGTTCGCGGCGCTGCTCTTTGAGCATAACGATTTCTTGAAACGGCTCGCTAATGTTGTTTGGATCAACAAAAGTGAAATTAGAACTGTAAACTTCAGGCGCTCTAGCATTAGCGCGTCCCGTAACCTGCACGGTCATGTCGCCGCTCTGTACAAAGTCAGGTTCAATACGGGTAATGCGCAAATACTCATTTTTACCTTGAGTAAGTGAAGACAGGTCGGCGGTTTCAAAATAAGACGCTATCGGGTTTATAATTTGTCCGTCAATCTCATCAACGCCTTGCTCCTGAACCCAAACGCGATAATCGCTACCCGTGCCGACAGCGCCAGCTAGGATAGGCGCGGCAAAAGCATTGTTGAAAGCCCCGGCAGCGCGACCATTAGCGGGCAGCTGAGTGTCATACCACGTGTTTTCACGCACATTATAAATTACTGCGTGAGTGCATTCGGTAGCGTCACCGCGAGGGTAGCACCACCAGATCTCGCCGTAACGAGGCACTTTGAAAGCAAACACTTTATTGCGCTCGCGTTTGTTGAGACCGTCAAAAAAGTAATTCAAGTTCAAAGAGTTTGGCACCTCACGCACCACGCCGTTGAACATTAAAAACCGGTCAACACCACACCAGAAAAACACGCCATCATAATCTACGACAGAGTTTTCAGAAATGATAGACGTGTCCGTAGCTACTACGTCAAATTGAAAAACAGCAGAGCCGCCGGTGAACGTGGCGCGGATAACCGCGTCATAAGCCCAGAAGATACCGGCAGGAGCTGTGCCTGAACCAGCGCGTAAGGGTAAACCCTTGATAATCTTTTGACCCCACACCCGAGCGACCCCAGCGCCAGCGCCGGTTTCGGTCAAGTTGGTCGGCTCACCGGGCACAGACCAGCCGATGATGCCGTCTGTTCCGTAATAGAACAAATAGGGGTGTAGAGAAACAACGCCGCCGGTGCAGTTTGTGTTCGCCGGCAAGTTTACCGATTGTAAAACACCTGTACCTAACACTTCACCAAAGAAGATCTGCCCCCCGGTGCTGTTAGAGATACTATGTAGGTTCGGTGACACATGGGCGATTATGTAGTTCTGATTAGTAGAAGAATCATACTGGTAATCAAACATCCACATATTTTCAACGCTAGTGACTAGCGCGTCCGAACCGCCGGACATGTCCACTTTTGAAGTGGTGAGCGTCGTAGTGGTAGCGACTACTGCCAAGCCGTTGGGCGCAGAACCCGCAAGAGTTGCGGTGATATTGATCTGTGCTCCAACAGCAACAGCTGAGTAATTCGGGCTAGACGTATAAGCGGTGATATTAGCCGCGACCGCCGTAGCAGTAGCTGCTAAGCTAGTTGCGTAAGCGACCGGAGCCGACATAATGTTGATACCGTTAACAGTTATACTGTCAACCGAACCGGCAGCGCCGCCCGTCAGCGTAACGCTACCCGTTGCTTGAACCGCAGCCGGAGTTCTATTGCTAACTACTGAGCTGTTTCCGGTGATGTCTAAGGTAAAACGCTCAAGCGTGCTAGAGCCGCCAGAGTGGCAGTAAATATAATCTTGCTGTGTAAAGTTTGAGAACCCGCGACTGATTTGAGTCAAATACTTTTGCGTTGATTTATAACCGCCGATTTTACGGGGTAAACCCCGTTGCCAACGAACCCACTGCCCGTCAGTGTAAAAATTGCCGTCAAATTTAGTCCCGTCCCGTTTAATACCGGGTTCAGACCTGAGGACAACGGTCATTTCAGGCATTAGAACGTCCCGCCGTTAACAGCGCCCGCAGGCAACGCGCCCAACGCAGCATAAGCCGCCGCCCCGTCTACGGCAGTAAACACGCCGATACCGACAGAAGTGCCGCCTAGGTTAATCAAAGCTGACCCAGCCGTAGTTGCTCCAGTTCCACCCTGAGCGACTGCAATTGGATAAGACACGCCGAAGGTGTCAGCGCGTAGCACGTTCGTGCCGTCGCTATACATGATGGCGCGTTCGCCACTAGCTAGGGCAACCCCTGTACCCGCCGGTGTTTTTACTGTGAACGTATAAGCGCCGGTAGTCTGGTTGTCAACCCAATACTGCTGTACTGTGGCGGGCACAATAATATTGCGGTTACCCGTCAACACCCCAGTAAAGCGGTATGACACTCGGTTGAGTTCAGTACCGGTCAATGTGTAGTTACCTGTACCGCCCACTGCAATGACCGTATAGTCAAACGCAAAAACAGCAGACTTACCGAAACCGATGGTGTAGAAATTAACGCCGTCACAGGCAATGATCGCTGACTCACCGGGTTGAAAGCTGAGGAACGATGTGCCGTCAATCAGCGTTGTACCGGGCGCATCTGCGGCAATAGCCCCGGTGCCTGAGTTGCGCAAATATATAAACCAGTTATTACCTAGGACTGTAGGGTCTGGTAGAGTTAGCGTGCCGCCCGCGCCTGTCCAGTTGAACATTTTAGCGCGGTCAGCTAGCGCCGACGTGTAGTTACTGTTGAAACCTGTGATTGGTACCGACTGAGAAAGCAGAGCACCTACAGCTACAATACCCGTTCCGGCGAGCGCAGAAGCGTTAGCAGTAGAAGTCGTAGCGCCGAACTGTAGCGTCTCCCATAGCCCGGCTACCGTAGAGTTGTTGGTCAAGTAGACTTGCCATACCGTGCCCGGAGCAATAGAAACGACTTGAACGCTGGCGGCGTCTCTAACTACGAAAGTTTGAGAACCTTGGTTGTTGAAAAGAATCGTATTACCCGTGCCCGTTTTAGAGGCATCGGGCAGCGTAATAAACAACCCCGCCGAGGACGCCGTGACGTCCATGATGCGGGTCGCAAGGTTTATACTAGTTGAGGTTTCGGTTGGCCAGCTGAGAACGATGTTGGTGGACAGCGCCACCGAACTATAGCTAATCTCACTGGGGTAAATGTTCGCGCCACCAAAGACGTCATTATAGATAGGCATTACGCTTCACTCCTGTTTGCTGAGCGATCCATGATGCGCTTGAGGTCTTCCCCGTTGAGAGCCTGAGCAGCACGGTCGTACATTCCCTGCCACGTTTGAATACGCTCATCACTTTTGAGGAACGGGGTAGCTTCCAGCAGGGTTGCGTAAAGCAACACGTCAGGTGCGTATTCAGTGAGCCAGTTTGTTTGAAAATCATCACCCAGGAAACGCGGCTGCTCGTAGTATAAAATTTCAAGCGTCTTTGCGGTGGCTGGGGTCGGGGTTATAAGCCAGTGCTGAAAGTCGTAATCAGCATAGTACGCAGGGCTACCGGTTTGAGTTTCAACTGGCCAGTAGTTACGTAGATACTCGTATGAACGGGCAAAAATAGGAACGCCGTCAACAGTCATACTCACCGTATCGCGCCAGCGGTCAGGCTTCAAGTAAACAGCCACCCCCGCCGAGAGCGGCGTAGTTACTGCGCGAATAAAACCTTCAATTTTAAGTTCACGGGCGATACGGCGCTCACCTAGTGTAACTAGGCGAGGGAGCTGGTCATAAACGATTTGGTCGCTCTCCTGCGTGAAACCACGTTCAAGATAGCGCCTCACGTCCACCAGCAGACTGTCGTACGTCATGCTATAGCTCATAAATACTCCATGGGTATTAGCAGCTGATTCAGCATGCGCCGTTTTGATGAATTATAACCTTGAAACAAGTTTCAAGGCAAGTTGTTCTAGTTTTTAGCAGGGAGTTCACCCCACGTTGCGCTCAAAGTGAGGACAATCTACCAATGATTTGAAATTACCACCCCACCTGTTTTTAGGGTGCAGCGTCTCCCAATAAGCACCCAGAGGAGCTAACGCAGCTTTGTCCCAAATGATCTGCCCGCTTTTAAAGAAGTTCAGGTCTATCGCGCAGCGCTTCAGGTGTATCGAGTTTAGCGTTTTAGAGCGACCCGTTTTTACGTAAATGGCTTGTTGCTCAGGGGTGCGGGCGAGTTCCCCGCCGGTAACCATAAAGCCTTGAGCCGTAGCGTACTGGATGAGTTTGCAGGCATCTAGCAAAAACCCCGCCTGTTCATTACTTAAGCTCATTCTTTACCCCCTTTGCGCATTTCCATAACCTTCTCAACAGTACGACCCCCAAAGTAAGCGGTCATCACCAGCATACCCCATTGACCGAGCAACGCTACGTAAGACTCCTGAACATTAATACCTGCGGCGCTCAATGCCGCAAACAGTAAGTACGCGGTCAATATATACACCAACGTCATAGGTCTGATGTTTTTAGACAGCCAAGAATCCGAGGTCATGTCGGCTTCCCAGCGCTTAGACACATTGTCTTCTTGATTAGCTTGAGCCGCTAGCAGGGCTTTAAGTTCTTCCTGCTCTAACCGGGCTTTTTCAATACCGAGTTCTAAGAGCCGTTCTTCGTGGTCATATTGAAGCTGGCGCAGTTTGCTGACCTCTTCAGGGCTTGGGTTATCAGAAATCTTTACGCCGAGCGCTTGCTCAACAACTTCTTTACCTTTAGCCTGAATAGCCGAAGACAAAAGACCCAAGCCGTTCTGGGCTAAGGTTCCGAGCAGTGATGCGACTATTGGAATCATTGTTTGTCCTTTTTCTCTAATTCTTTCAACATTTTCTCAATCCTGGCTTCTATACGCTCTGCCTTCTTTTGTATTGTGAGGGTATCAAAATACATACTAGCCATCAACGGCAGCAGTAAACAAATAAAAACTATCAACAGCACGACAACAACTACATATCCCGACTGCGATGGATCATGTACATCAATGCCCACATTTCCAAGATTACTATCAGGACTGCTCCGAAAATTAACGCTTCGTCCGCCAGTTTGTTGAGCCGATTTTGACGTTGCCATTTTCTTTTCCGTTCTGCAATTACTTCCTGTTTGATCTCTTCCTCATGCTTTTTTGCCAACTTTGCGTATTCTTGTTCATACCTTGACCAGACCGCGCCTAACGCCGGGTCTGTGTGGTAGATCAAGAACTCACGTAGTTCAACTGATTGCCGTTCAAGTTCAATCTGATTAAAAACATTTTCTAGCGCCTGTGCTTTAAGTGATTTCTCTTTAGGAGGGTTGATTTCTTGACGTTTGACTTCTTTCTTGACTTCTTCGTGCGCCTCAAAAAACTGTCCTATGAACCCTGAAATCTCCTTTGTTATTTTATAAAGGTCTGAGCCGGTAGCTTTAGCCTCTTTGTAAAGTGATATACCTTGCTTGATACCAGCAATTGCGGTGAGAGCAAGGGTGATCGGTTCAATTTTGTCCTCACTTTTTTGTCATTTTTTCACGCTCTTCGAGTAACTGCACTTTGACCTGAAGCTGATGAATGTCTTTGTAAATCTCTTCTTTCATAGCATGGCGCTTTTCGGCTGAAAGTGGAGAATCTGTTGGCACACCTTCTCTGGTAATCAAAGCGGGCATTGCGCCTTCAATTCGTGTCAAACGGGTAGAGAAATCATTGACCTGCCCGAGCAGCCAAGCAAGAGATGCCACAATGATCGGTATGACTGCCTTGAGTACATCTGCCCAGTTCATCACTTAACCCCGTGAAAATAATTAGCTACATAGCCAACAGCTGAAGAAATGGCAGAGATTAGAGCCATACCCGCCCAAAAGCCTCCACGACCCTGGTTAGCAAGACCTACCAACTGTTCAAGTTGGCTTTCCATCTTGTCCATCTTCTTTGACATATCGTCAAAGCGGCGTTCATAGTCTTCGACTTTCTGCCAAAGCACACCGTATTTCACTGGGTCGATCTCGATAGCCATTTCTTGTCCTTATGCGATGGCGAGGAAAATATAAGAACCGCCAGATACGTTAACTGTACCAGAAGCAGCAGCCGTGACTTGGAAACCAACACCAGTATTGTCAATATAGTTTGTGCTTGTGACTTGAGCAGCTGAACTGTCAAGTAGTAAGTAAGGGTCATTGCCTGAAATAATGCCGCGTGCTGAATCCCACACATACGTATCATTATTTCCAACAACACCAACTCGTGTAATCAGCACAAATCTTGCACCTGATGCAAAACCGCAATTGATAGTCTGAAGTGCGCCTGTGCCAGTATATGTACCGACCTTAGAAACGCCAGCACAAGTTGCCCACATCCATAAAACAGAGTCATACCCAGACACGTTGAGGGCAGAGTTATTGTCTAAAGTAACTGTAGTTGAAGTTGGTTGTGCGCCAAAACTTAATCCACCAGAATAAGATGAGCTTGTGGATGAATCATTTGCACCCCAAGCATTTTTATACCAGTAGGTTGATGCACCAAAGTTTCCACCAAGAATCCAGTAGCTTCCACCTGTTCTGCGCTTGCCGATAATCAATTCAGGGGCGACTGTCAAGTTATGGTTTAACACAAGCGTTGAACCTGTTCCTGTATAACAAACAACGTCCATGAATGATGAAGCGCGTTGGAAGAAATACGCTGTATCAAAATTACCGTTTGCAATAACAGCGGTATCTCCGTTGTACCAAGTACCTGCCTGACCAATTGACCTAGCAATGCCAAGACCACCAACACGACCGCTAGCTGATGATTCAGCAGCCGTGCTATTTGTAATCAAGTATGGGTTTGTAGTGGTATTACCGACTGTATTTGACGTAAAGCCATCAACAATTCCGCGCAGCCTGTCAACAATTTGCCATCCAGGTGTGGCCAAAGCAAAGTTAAATACTACATCTTTAACAGGAACGCTTGCTCCCAAAGTACCATTAGAAGTTGTAGCTGGCTCAAACACAGTTGTTGCATCCGTAGGCGTTTTCATTGGTCTACGAATGGCTATGTAAATGTAAGTTCCGCCGCTTGTATTGAAATTTCCTGTACTAGTTTGGATTTGAAAACCGGTAGCTTGTGGAGTGGCTAAATTTAGACCTGCGCCCTCAGCAATAGCTAAATCTGCATATGACTCATTGTCAGTGTTATTACTAAAACCGCGGATGGTATCTAACATTACCCAGTTTCCTGAGCCAGATGATTTTTTAACCATTAACCACTGAGGCTCATAACCAATATTGATTATTGGTCCTGTAGCAGAGCCATTGCCTGTATAAGACCCGCAGGTAATCACGCTATCTGCACCGCTAGCTCCAAATCCACCTGCGTTACTTGCAAAAATGTAAGCTACGTATGTGACGCCTGAAGAATTAACATATCCACCACCAGACACAGTAAATTGCGTTGAGGTTGGTAAAGTGCTAAAGTAGCCGTTTGCGTATGGACCTCCGCCAGTTGTATCAAGTTGCAAGTTTTGGCCACTTGTAAATGCGTTATGCCACACAATCCAGTTTTCAGTATCATTTGTAGCTTTCACCATGATACACCCAGGTGTACTTTGCAAATTGTGTGAAAGTGTTTGGCTACCGCCATTACCAGTATAAGTTACAATATCGAAGAATTTTGGCTGTTTACGGAATGTCCAGCTAGTATAAGCAACCGAAGCCGTGTTCTGTCTAACGCTCACACCAAGTTGAAAGCCGTTTGAATTAAATGCTTCCAAGTTTGTACCAACCGTATAGGCAGGTCCATTTGTGTTTGTCATCATCCAATTATTAACACCCCTAGCGGTGTCATAAATCATATTATCTTGATACGTGGTTGATGTTCTTGATTTGCACCAAACCATACCACCTTTACCAGCTAGATCAATGTTGTTAACAATAGTGTTGGTTAAATACGTTGTCGGTGCTCCATTACCTACATAAAGTGTGGTGGAGAAAACTTCTTCAACGAAGTTTGAAGCCGGAGTTACGCTATTACTTGCAGAGCTAGAAGGACCAGTTCCAGCACCATTAGTTGCGGTCACCGTAAAAGTATAAGCTGTACCATTAGTCAAGCCTGAAACCGTCACAGGAGAAGATGCACCAGTTCCGGTGAAACCGCCAGGACTTGACGTGGCTGTGTAGCTAGTGATTGCTGAACTGCCAATATCTGAAGGCGCGGTAAACGCAACGCTAGCATTACCGCTACCCGCAGTAGCCGTGCCAATTGTAGGCGCTCCAGGGATAGTTGGCCACAAACCCTGCTTACGGTAACCGGCAGCTTGGCTCAAAGTCCACATACCTTTAGCTGTGCTACCATCTACCGTAGGATTGGTCTTAGTTATAAACCCGCCAGGATATTGTTCGCTCATGTCTTGTCCTTACGCAATCGCTAAGAAAATGTACGTGCCGCCTGAAGCATTGATACCTGCCGCAGTGCTGACGATCTGGAACCCGGTGGTGATAGTATAAATACTATTAGCGTTAACTTCAGCAGCGTTACTGTTAAGTAACAATGATGGGTCGGTGCCGGACACCATACCACGAACCGTATCCCAGACATACCAGTCGCCTGTAGAGTCGGTACGCTTGATTAAGACGAACCGCGCTCCTGCCGCAAAGCCGCAAGCAATCGTTTGCGTTGCACCTGTGCCAGTATAACTGCCGACTTTACTTATACCAGCGCAAGTAGCGAACAAATAATTAACTATGCTATCATTTACAGCGCCGAAGTTTGCACCGATTCTAAAAACAGAAGAGGTTGGTTGCGCGTTAATGTAATTGTCATACCCCCCGGTCGTTCCGGCACTAGTTGCAAAATATAATCCGGTATACGTTGAAGCTGTAAAGTTTGTTGCAATGTACCAACCCTGCGCACTGGTTCTGTCTTTCAGTATCATCATTTCAGGAGCAACCCCTAAATTATGAGTAAGGTTTTGAGCGCTTCCTGTCGCTTTAAAAACAACCTCATCAAAAAATCCAGGGGCGCGTTGGAAGTTCCAAGTTGTAAACCCCCCAGAAGCGTTACCGTTGGCTCCGTAAGTAAAACCCGTGTTCCAATAATTGTACGTGAATGGACCGTAATCTGCTGTAGATTCAGCACTTGATGATGGTGTAAACAAAAGCGTTTGATACCCGCTATTTGCGATTGGCACGCCTCTTAATCTGTCCGCTGCTGCGCCAACAATACCTTGCGAATTGTAAGACATCAAAGACATATCAACTCTAAACCCTGTTGTTTGAACAGTTCCTGCAGAAGCCGAAACAACCTTTGCCGGAGCAAACACTTTAGTCCCGTCTGTGGGCACAGCCATTGGTCCACGGCGAACAGCTATGTAAATGAAGTTGTTTGATGTGGCGGTATTATTAACAGTAAACCCTGTTGATGTAGGACCAACAGTTGAATTTTCTTCTGCATTTGTAGTGTTTGCTGTTAATTGCCTGCTATAAAGGACACCGTTATTCCATGTAACCATCCCCCTCAGGTCATCTGTTACAATCCAAGAGTAACCGGTGGAGCTGCTATTTTTAATCATCACCCACTGCGGCTCATATCCAAGGCTCACCGTCGCATTACCACTTCCATCAGTAGTAAAAGACCCACAACTGATCACATTATCCGAACCGGTTAAGCCAAAGCCTCCTGCATTGCTAGCGAACAAGTACGCTACGTAATCAACACCCGCGTCAAGCGCACTGCCCGGAAAACTTATTGTGGTTGATGAGACATTTATCCAATTAGTTGAGGCAGTTGGCGCGGTTGTATCATTTAATTGAAGGTATCTATTTATTGCGTAAAAGCCACCGCCGTCAAGACCAACATGATAAACTTTCCAGTCTTGAGAGCCGCTCGTGCTTTTTATCATTACACACGCGGGAGTTGAACCTAGATTGTGAGAAATGTTTCCAGTATTAGGTGGCTTGCTTCCGTCGGTTGTAAAAGTCACAATATCAAAAAACTTAGCTTGTTCTCTGAATACCCATGAGGCATAGTTGTAAGGGCTTAGGTTTACGTTTGAGTTTGAACCAATTGTAAAACCATTTGAGTTGTAAGCGGTAACGCCTGTTGAAACTGTTGTTTGTGCGGCTGAACTAGAACTTTCTAAAACTTTGGTCACACCTCGTACTGTGTCATACCATTGAAACGGTCCACCAGCCGTGTTACGAATTTTGCCAATAACTAACCCACCTTTGCCCGCCAAATCAATGCCGTTGGTGATGGTCTGTGTAGAGCTGTTACCTGTATAAAGCCAAGTCGAGAACACATCTTCTACGTAACTAGGCAATACCGGCGTCACGCTGTTAGAAGCCGCGCTCTCAGGACCGTAGCCGTTCACGTTCTGAGCAGCTACGGTAAATGTGTAAGCCGTGCCGTTGGTCAAGCCTGAGACCGTAACCGGTGAGGTCAAACCCGTACCGGTAAAACCGCCGGGGGTTGAAGTCACGCGGTAGCCGGTAATTGCATTAGCAGGGAAGCCCGTGTCAGCAGGAGCAGTAAAAGCAACCGAAGCTGAAGCATTACCGGCAGTAGCCACAGGGCTCGTAGGAGCACCGGGCACAGATGGCCAAGTGTTACCCCCACGGGCTTGCATTTGTTGTCTTGAGGTCCACAGACCGTTAAAATTAGGCATTACAAATCCCCTGTATTCGTCGACGGGAAGGCTCTGCCAGATCCCCAAATAATGCGGACTGCGCCACCGCCGCCAGCGCCGTCAGAATAGCCACCACCGCCACCACCGCCGTAAACTCCACCGCCGCCCACTTTAGCAGGGCTTCCCGTACCGCCGCCTGAACCGCCACCACCGCCGTTAGTTCCGGCTCCTGGGTTACCGCCTACGCCGCCGGTTCCATTGGTTCCTTGTCCAAGAATACCAACTCCACCGCCACCTGAGTAGCCGCCATACCAAGCGCCCGCACCGCCACCGCCACCGCCTGAACCATCTGAACCAGAACCCTGCCCATCACCACTAGCTCCAGCGCCGCCAGTACCGGCGTATCCGCCAGCCCCGCCACCGCCACCATAGTAAGCTCCACCACCGGTGCTACCGCCAACGCCGCCGTTACCGCCACCGTCACCAGTACCGCCAGATCCCCCAGCACCGCCTGTTTTTGGGAAAGTGCCGTTACCTTTTATACCGCCGTTGGCTACAACAATTGTAGAGCTAAATGTTGAACTGGTTCCGTTAGAACCTGTACCGTCATAATTTTGAGCGCCGCCGGAACCGACGACAACTTGATATGAATTGCCAGGAGTAACAGATATGTTGTTTTTATATCTTACCTCACCGCCACCGCCACCACAAGCGTATCCACCACCACCCCCGCCTCCGACAGCAACAACGCAAATACTTGTAACCCCCGTTGGGCAAACCCAAGGGGTAGTTCCTACGGTTGTAAAGGCTTGCTGACCGATAGCTAAAGGCGTAACCACATTGCTTGATGCGCTGGCTGGGCTATTGCCGTAAGCGTTGTTAGCGAAAACTTGAAAAGAATAAGCTGTACCCGTAGTTAAACCCGCCACTGTTACCGGCGAAGACGCACCTGTGCCGATAATATTACCGGGGGAAGATACTACGGTGTAACTTGAAATAGCACCGCCGCCGATGTCAGTCGGGGCTGTAAACGTCACAGAAACAGACGTGCTGGAGGCTTGCGTAGCTGTACCGATAGTAGGTGCGCTCGGAGCTTTCAACGGGAAATAGGAAGCGGTCAATATTGCCGCCTGATAGCGCATTGACATAAGTCGCTCCTATTTAAGTGATTGCTTCGTAGCTGGCGGTGAGTTCTATTGCGTTACTGGTTGCGACTGTCACGACGATAGATTGGGCTTCGCCAATGTAAATCGCAGTGGTTTTATCAACAATGATCAGCGAAGCGTTAGCCGGTACGCTAATCTGGTAAGCAATACGATACGCCGTACCACCACCGCTAATCGCGCTGTTGATCGAGACCGTCACAGCAACAGCAGAAGCAGTCACGTTAGAAGCAACTAAGTTGTCTAGTTTGTTGACCGTGCCAACCGCCGGAGTCAATGCTGTCCAAGTTGTGACGCTGGTCGTGCTCGGGATTAAATAAGACGTATTGCCGTAGATCGACGTTACGTTAACGATATTGGGGTTTGCCATTTATAGCTCCTTAGAATCCGAAAATCATCGCCATGGCGATAGCTTTGCCTGTTGAAACGCCAGCGGAACCGAATGACAGGTTCCCGGCTCCATCGGTAACGACCGCTTGACCGCTAGCACCGTCAGCTGTAGGGTACTTCAAACCCACAGGGTTGTTGATGATACGCTTCACCGTGCCGGTGTTGTTCTTAGCGTAAAGCGCCATGTCCGCATCTGCGATGTTGAAACCTAATTCACCCGGGTTCAAATTACCGGACGTGGGGGCAGCGCCCGCTGTGGTCGTACGGTAAAGCTGAATTGGGGTGTAGCCTGTTTGTGCCATGTCTGTTACCTCAAGTTTTCAAGTTTGTAAAGGGTCTTCATATGCATTCCTGTGAGATCATCAACGATGTTCTCTAAGGCTGGAACACCCTTAGCGACCTTGTTTCGGTTTTCATTCAGCCAAATTATATCATCATGAATGAGTTTTGCAATGCTTTTCTCTTGATCTTCAACGCTACCAATGATACCGAACGTGCCTTGATAGGCTTCTATCAAATCATCAAGCTGCTCAATCACATCCTCATAATAATGCCCGAGGGCTTTATGTTCAGCGTATGATTTCGTTTTCCAGTGCGCAATATGAGCAGCGTTTCTAGCGTGGAATAGGCGCTCAATTAGTTCTTCAATCATCAGAATGTGCCCCCGTTAATACCACCCCAAGCCGGGGCGCTTGCTCCAGCAGAAGTCAATACCTGCCCGGCGGTTCCATTAGCGAGGAAAGTCGTCGCGCCCGAACCGCTTTGGTACGGGATTTGGCTAGCTGCACCGCCCGCGAGGTTAGTTGCTGTGGTTGCCGTAGTTGCTGTGGTTGCCGTAGTTGCACTACCCACCGTAACCGAAGCCGGGTTGGTCCATCCAGGAGCAGACCCGCTTGAAGTCAACAGGTACGTACTTGCGCCAATACCTAACTTACTCAGCGCAGTGCCTGAAGCGTAATACGGTAAGTCACCCGCCGTAAAGCTGGTCAAACCTGTTCCGCCAGTAGCCGTGGTCACAGTATTTAAAGAAATTACTGTACCAGAGATATTGATTGGCGCAGTCCCACTGTAAACTTGTGAAGTGCTAAATTCAGTAAAAGTTATGGCGGTTGTACCGAAAACAATTGTTCCGGTAGTTGTAACTACAAACGCAACACCTTTATTTACAGTACCGTTCTGAGTAAAGAAATAATCATTAAGGCTCAGGTCACCCGTACCCGTGCCGTAACTATCTGTGTCAGTAGACCGAGTTAAAACTGTACCGCCGGTAGCCCAAGTGTAAACGCCGTTGTATGCTTGGTTGACTTCATCTTTTACCAAAATACGGTTCGTATTTGCAAGAGAATAACCGTCAAGCGTAGTTAATGCGACTGAGAGCGTAAGTGTTGCACCGACGCCTAACACGCCGTTGTCGTAAGTTACTGTGCCGCCAGTTTGAGCCGCAAGGCTTTGAGTGGTTGCTACTTGAACTGGAGCATGATAAGTCAAGCCGGTAGTAACTAAACCATCTACGTATTGTTTTGTCGTTAGCTGTAAATCGCTAACGGGGTTTTGCGTCACCGCAACCGAAGTCAAACCACCCAGCGTCAGAGACGATGCGCCCAATGAGATTGCGGTTGTACCTACTGTTACCGCGCTGTTTGTTAACGCGCTGTTAGGAATAGCGCTAAAGTTTGTGCCAGTCAAAGTCGGCGTGGTGCTATAGCTCGGGGTTGAACCGCCGACTAGAACCCCTGTGCCCGCAGCGAGTAATGAAGTCGCACCTGCGCCGGTTTGATAAGGCACAGAACCCGCCGCACCCCCGGCAATGTTTGTAGAAGTACCTACGGCGAGGGTGGATTGCGCCACATACTGAGGAGCCGAAGCCCCGGCTGTCAATACGTAGTTAGTTGTACCGTTTGCTAAAAATGTTGTAACGCCTGAAGCCGTGTTATAGGGTAAAGAACCTGCCGCACCGCCAGCAATATTAGTAGCTGTTGTTGCAGTAGTGGCGGTTGTCGCGGTTGTAGCTGTAGCCGCATTACCTCCTATAGACAATGACGTAGCTGTTCCGGTCAAACCCGTTCCCGGACCAGTAAACTGCGTGGTTGCTGTAACCGTCGTGCCGGTAACCGTAGAAGCCGTAGTAGCGCCGATAGGTGTGCTGTTGATAGTGCTCGTAGCTATCGTTTTACCTGACAGAGAAGACGGGATGTCTTGATTTGTCAAAGCTCGGAAAGTCGGAGTAGCGTCAATACCGCTAGTAGGACCTGAAAATATTTGATTAGCGGGTTGAGCTAACCATGCGGCAGTCAATACGCCGCTCGCCGTAACAGGTGAGTTTGAAATAGCAAACTCAGCGCTCGGTAACGCTAATCCGACTGAGGTGACTGTACCTGTGCCGGGTACTGAACCCCAAACGAGGTTAGTACCGTTCCAATATAAAATCGTGTTAGCGCTCGTAGGGGCGGGTACAAACCCGGTAGTTCCCGCGCCGGTTTGGTAAAGTACTTGATTAGCTGTGCCGCCGTTGATGTTGTTAGCTTGACCTACATTGAGCCCACTTTGATTAGACCATGTATACTGGCTCGTACCGCCTGAAAGCAAAACCTGCCCGGCAGTCCCGGCGGGACCAACGTACAATCCATCAGCACCAGACCAAATGACAGCCCCCGGCTGCATGACTAAACTGCGAGCCGTGCCGCCGTTGTTCAAGCCGAGAATATTGTCTACTTGATCATCAGCTGACAGATCAACTGCGGGGTGTTTGTGGTCGCCGCGAGACAGCGTGTTTGCGACCCCCGCCGAGCCGCTTTGAAAACCCGCCTGTGGCAAGGCAGAGCTGAAGTTAGCCGTCAGGGTGACGTTACCGCTCAAAGCCCCGCCGCCGGTCAAGCCGTTACCCGCGATTACTTGCGTGCTCGTAGGAACGTAACCGGAAATAGTTGCCGGGATAGTAGTAGCTGCGGTCACGCGTCCGGTACTGTCAACGGTAAACACCGGAATATTTGTAGCGTTACCGTACACACCAGCCGTAACACCGGTGTCTGAGAGCAGCGTGCCGTTGATACCTTTAGAGGCAACGCTTAGGGTCACATTACCCGTCAGCTGACCGCCCCCGGTCATACCCGTACCGGCAATTACTTGCGTGCTGGTTGGCACGCCCGCTACGCTCAGCAGGTCACCCACGCGGATTTGATAATTATTGCCTTGATAGACAATCATCATCAAACTGTTTTCGCTAGCGACCGGCGCTACGGGCAGCTGCGTGATTCGCGTTGGTATTAGATTACTTGGGACGTTAGACATTTAGAACTCCAGGTAGCCGTTGCCGTCTTCAGTGGTGAAGAACTCGTCACCGGCTTCTTGAATTACACCAGCCGGGTGAGTGTTGATCGGTGTGTCCGGGCGGTTGAAAGGAAGGACAATCTGGTCAGGACGACGAGGCGCGAGACGGTACGGGTCGTACTCGTCGCGGTCTTCTTCACAAACCATCAAGCCGGGGTAATTTGGGTCGGGAGACAAATCAGAGAGCAACATCTTACGCGAGCAACGACCGCAAATGGCGATGCCATAAGTCGGTTGGCCACTCGGGTCAAGAAACACGCTCATTTAGTGTAAACTCCGATACCGGGGTTAATCTGAATTGGTGAGCCGTCATTGTCACCGTCCCAAGCACGTTGCAAGCTCATAGCGGCTTTCTGCTCGAGAACTGCCATAATTTGCGGGTCAACTTGTGGGGTTTCAGCAGCAACCTCAGCTGACAAGCCGTCAATAATCGCGTTAAGCCACCGCTGAGGCACTTCTACGTCTTGTTGTAGGTTTGCTGTGTCCATTATCTGACGATGCCGCCAGAGGACTAACTGAGCCTGTTCAGCCGCTACGAAGGGCGCTGGCCACAGGTTTACCACAGGGCGCGGCAAATCGCGCTGAAAGTAGTAATTGCTAGGACGCCCAGGAAACACTTTATTGCTCTGGTTGACGTAACTGTCGCGGTTCAACTGCCCGAGCGGAATCTCTTGAGGCATGTTGCCGAGGCTTACCGTTGTGTATCTGAAAACAGCGTTAGGGTCTTGCGTATAAATACGGAAGTACGGATACGCGAGAGCGCCAGAAATGTCAGTCCAGGTGATTTCACCTGCAACTGCGACATCATCAAAGCTACCCACAGTAACCCAGACTGTGCCGTTAGTGCTCACTTGAAAGTAAAGCGGAGTAGACGCGCCGGACCACTCGATGCCAACCGTATCAACTACGGTCTGAGTAGTGAAGTTGACTTGATATAAATTACCCGCTGTCGTATTCACGCCGGTGACCGGTTGAATAGTGCGGTAATTCAAATTGAGGACTTCTACCGTGCCGTTGGGCAGGGTAACGATAGGCTGGTTCTCATACATAGGTAGAACCATTTTCTCAATACACCAGCTCGGTGTTTTGATGCTAGCCAGCTCTGACAAAAACAAATAAAGGGATTCTAGGGCATAAACCTGCATCTCGGCTGTGATAGCCTGAGCGGGCAGACGGCAACGCCTGAAGGCGTGGTCTACCACCTTCAGCGCGTTAAACGTCGTTGTACTCACCGTGCCTGAATATGCCATGCTAACCCCGTGTTGTAGTCAGATGGCAGCTGTCCTAGCACGCCCTATATTGACAAAATTATAATTCAACCCTGCTAAAAAGCAAAGGGAATTAGCAATTACTCTTACCCATTTTGCCGCCCTTGCTCATCATCTTACCGCCTTTGCTCATCATCATTTTCTCGCCGGGCAAATTAGGCGCGGTGTTCATGCGGGTTTCACCGGGGTTTTTATTGGCAATAACCCCCAACGCGCCTCGGTTCTTCAACATACCTTGCGGAGCTGATGGGGCTTTCACAGTTTCACTCATCATGACTTCTTTACGCTGCATGCGGGGGGTCTCCATGGATTCATGCTTTTCCATAGCGCGACGGCTAGGATAGTTTTCTCCGGTGGCTTTCTCCATCACTTTACCGCCTTTAGCCATAGGGGTCATTTTCTGACCGACTAAGGTTTTTTGAACGGCGTTAGACTTAGCCATCTGAACGCTTTGACCCGCTTTAGCGGAACCACCCATAGCATAACCTTTAGCCATACCGCCTCCGCAGTAGCCTACAGCTTTACCTGCCGATGAGAAATTAAAATCTTTAACTTTTCCGACTGTCATGTTTATCCCCTTAGTTGGTACTAGCGTAGGTTTTAAGGCACTCAAGCACGATAGTGTACATATCGCCCGCTGAAGTATCTACTGTTGTGAACAACAAATTGCCATTACTACCTGCGCCCGCGTTATTTGGGATACCGCCAAACGATTCAAAACTCATGTTGTAAGTGGTGTTTTGCGGAATCATCCAAGCAAACTGGTCAGTTGTTGCATCCCAAAGGATACGAACTTCCATACCATGAGTGTTAGCCCAAATACGATTAATTTTGACGCCGTTGCAAGCCAAATTAAAAGAATTACGAGCAAGCGTTGTTACGTCAATTTTGGTAACAGCGGTTTCACCCGTGCCGTCAGAAATGTTTGTAAACTTGGCAATGAACAAGCGCTCACCGTCAAGAATTGTTTGCGAGGTTACTGCATCTGCCATGTTTATCTCCTAAGCGTTAAGTTAAAAACCGGGGGCGAACCCCCGATGAATATTAAGACGCTTGGGTAAACGTAACGCCAGCTGCAACTGCGCAGAAAGCATAAGCAAACCAAGAAGTTCCATCGCTAATCATAAAGACGCGGTCGCCTGCAACAGATTGAGCATCCACAAAAGAGATAGTGTCATCTGCTGTACCAGTATCACCAGCCGCGCCAGAAGCGGGATACGCCTGACCTTTGATGATGTTTGCGCTTGCGCTCGTTACCACTGTGTAGCTAGCGCCAGAGGGCGCGGCTCCCACGATGAATGTGTAATTTACACCAGCCGCAGGTAGAGGCAAAGTGGTTACAAATTCAGTAGCTGAACTCAAGAAAAATGTTGTGCCTGACTGAGCGGCTGTCAAAGTTGAAGCTGCTGTCAGAGTTGTTACAGACGCTAAGCCTGTGATTGAACCGGTTACGTTGCCAGTTACGTTACCAGTCAAATTGCCAATAAAGCCATTAGTTGACGTTACTGGTCCGGAAAAGGTAGTTGAAGCCATTTTAAATTCCTCTCATGCGAGTTGGTGGGTATCTGTCTGCATGACGTCAGCCGGGGCTGTCAGATACACCGGAAAATCCCGGAAAAAGCAAAAAGAGGGGGACCGAAGCCCCCCGCCTTTATTAAACGCCAGCTGTACCGTAAACACCACGTGGGTCAGTCCAACCCACTGTGTAACGCTCAGTAGCCTTGTAGCGCATTGAGTCGGTCTCGAAGTCACCTTCCATAGACTTCTCCAAGCCACGACGCATCAACAACTTCAAGCCTTCAGGCGCGTCGGTCTGCACCCACCATGCGGTAGATGAAGTGATACGCGACAAGTTAGCTTGACCTTCAGCCAGCAAGCCCATGGACTTAACTGGGTTGATGTCGTTGTCGGCTGTGCCGGTACGCAACACGCTCTTCAACAGGACTTCTGCTTGGAACACGTTAGAAGGACCGGAAACGATCTTCTTAGGTGTCAAACGGATACGCTTACCGTTGTTGTCAACGGCGTTGCGGATCTGAATAAGCATCTGCTCAAGTGAGGTTTGTGACAAGTTAGCGGGTGTGCTCAGCTGGTTGCTGAACGTACCGTTAACGATGGGGTGCGAAGTGCTGACCAAAGACACGCCATCACCGCCAACATACGCGCTGTTGAAAGCACGATTAAGAATGTTAGCCGAGAGGGTCTCTTTCGTTTCAATCAAAGACTGTGCCAAGTGTTTGGCATAGGTTTGACCGATACGGATGTGGTCGCCGTCTTCTACGAGAACTTTGGTCAAGCTGAATGCCAAACCATAGACTTTGTAGAGGTAACGCTGCAAGAACAACACGCCGCCAGATTGGTAAGTAACAGCCATACCGTCGGGCAGTTCAGGCGCAGCGCCAAAACCATAAAGAACGGGTTCTTCGTGGTAGTTGCGTGGGATGCCTTTTTGCTCGCGGAAGACCATCTTCCACTCGTCAGCTCGTTGGTCATAAACACCATCGAACACTTCGTTGAGGATAGGCTCAACAACGGATCTAAAGTCCGTACTACGCATTGGGGTAGCCATGTTTTAGCCCTCCTTAGATTGAGTTCACTGCGGCTTTGTAGTGGTGTTCGTTAATGCGAACAGTCACAACGGCATACGCGTCAGTGAGGGAATCGTTGATCTCATATCCTAAACCGGTGATCTGGAATTGACCAGAAGTGGCTTGGATGGCGGTTAGGTAAGTGTTTGACAAACCCGTTGATGTTGAGCCGCCGGGAGAGGCGACTGTCCAATCACACTCTTCGCCGACAGCCGTTTGAATGGTTGTGCCAGCAGAAGGGTTGTTGTATTGAACATCAAACAGCGTTTCAGGATCGTCATATACCCATGCTGTAATCTCAGTACCAGTCGTGCCAGATGGCCAGAAAGGAGAGATTGTAGGCTTGCCGGTGGCGTCTAAATATTGAACACCAGCAAAGATGCCCAACAGGGAGATACCATCAACAGTGCCTGAACGAGTACCGTCAGACGTGCCGAGTTGAATTACACCAGCGTCAGTCAGTTTAACGGGGTCACCGCTAAAAATGTTAGCCGCATAGGTGCTCGCGATTACATAGGCTTTTGGGCGCATCTGACCACTGTTGTGGAAAGAAGCACGAAAGCCAAATGGTGCACTTATCGAAGACATAGTTGCTCCTAAATGGATTAAAAGGTTGCGTCAGGAAAGATCAAAACGAGCTTCCCGGTGTTGTCCTATTTCCATATTACCGTCTCCCATGGTCAGTCGCGACTTAGATGAACGCGCTTGCTCCTCGAGGAAATCAGCCGTATCGGTGAGTTTTTCCTCTTCACGAAGCGGGGCATCATGATGAGCCTCCTTCATGTATTTCTCATAAAGAGAAATAGGTAGCTTAAAAGCCAACATCTCATTCACCCCAATGAGCCCTGCCCAATCACCCGTTTTAAGGGTTGCGTATTCCCAGCCAGGAACATCTTCTGACTTTACTGGTTCGTAGCCCAGTCGTATCCGCATTTGGATAGAGTCACGAGGGTTAGTCGTGGTCAGCCAGCAACAATGCCAGCCGGGAAGTTTCGGTAAGTCCGGTAAAGAGGACTGAAAAAACTGCTGACGGAACATTTCAACCCGCTCGTCTTCGGTAACCTCTCGGTTTTGAGTGACTGCGCGATCTACCATCGCACGACTTTCACGACCTTCTCCTGCGGATTTCTTTAAGCGTTCGTCTGTCATAATACTCGCTCCTTTCAGCGATTGAAACCAATTATAGGTTAAGAAAAATAAAAAGGCAACTCATTCAAGTTATTCATGCTTTGTTAGCACGATCGTACTCGGAATAACGCTTGGCGTATTTCATGCGTAAGACCGGATCATCCCAAACGCCCGCCTCAATCAATGCTTGCTTACGTTCAGGACTGAGGTAGATTTCCTTACGTGTTGACGCGGGTGCGTGTTCACGTCCGGAGCCTACAGCAGGACCACCGCGAGGAGTTCGTTCCTCACGAGCGGGCTGGCGCTCATTCTTGAATTTTTCAGGTAGGCGGCGAGCCGTGCGCTTACGCAATTCATCCCAGTATTCTTCTGACTGTGGATTGAATCCATCTTTAGCTAGGGCTTGGTCAATCGCAATAACAACAGCTGAAGCCTCATCACGTCCTTGCGAATCGTACCATGGATTTTCAGCCATGAACTCCTTAGCGTAATGCATCGTCATGTCGTCAAGCTGCTGACCCGCCGGTTGCGGACGCTGCTGGGCGGCTTGGTTCTTAGCGAACTGGAGCTGCTGCATTTTCTGCATAGCTTGATCGCGGTAACGCATAGCCTGAGTTACGTCAGCGCCGTTGCCCGCCTCCACCGCCTTAGCAATGACGCGGTCTGCCATTTCGGCTTCCTTAGCCGCTTCAGCAATTGCGTTGTCGTAACTGCCGAGGTCTACTTGATGGGCGCGTTGTTCTTGAGCAGATACGCGGCGCTCAAGGTCATCATTACGCTTACGTAAGAAGTCAAGCTCGAGTTTGTCGCGCTTGATGGCTTGGTCTCTACGGTCTTTACGCTCGACTTTTTCAAGTCTACGTCGCTCGCGGATTGCTGCACGCTCATCATCATTACCATCACCCTCGTCTTCTGTAGCGGAAGACGCGGTGCGTTCATCCTCTTGGTCTTCTTGTTCTTCGTGATCAGCTTCCTGATCGGTCAGATCTTTTTTATCTTCAACAATAACGATTTCTTCGTTACCGTCTTTTTCGTCGTCTTCTCTCAATACTTCAGCCATAACTCATCTCCTTTCAGATGAATGCTCGAATTGCCAACGGGTCGCCAGTTACCTGCCCGATGATATCCAAGTCATTGAAAATAACAAACATTGCAGATTCGTCTTTGCCCGGGAGCTTAACTTCCCAGCGATCACCACCATACTTAGCCACGCGAACATGTTCACCAGCTTTGCACCAGTCACCTTCTGGCCAAGGTTTCATTGTGTCTCGGTTCTTAAACGCCAGCGGACCAAGGGCAATTACCTTGCCGATTTGGGTGTTCCACTTTTCGGTTTCATTAGAACCATGGATGTCAATGATGATACCCCCAGCAGATTTCTTTTTAGGTGTACGGATCTGAATCAGAACACGGCTCCCGAAAGGCTGAATTCCGGCATCTACTGCCGGGAAAGCCTCCGCTATTGCGTCCTCATAGGTCATTGTCAAAGTTTTTCTCCTCGTCTAGAAGGTTCAATAGTACGTTGATTGCCGCCTCATAACCAGCAACCATTCCCACGCGATACCCGTACTCGAAAGTGTCGCGAGTCTGAGGACGCATCAAGGCTTCAACAGCAAATGACTGCTGCTCTGCCTTGAGGCGATTCAAAAGTTGAGACTCAACATTCATGCAGGAATCTTAGGCGTCGCGGGGGCAGCTGGCAAGGTTTGACCGTTCAGCTTTTCGCCCGCCGCTAGGCGGTGTTTCTGTTTCACAAATGCACCAGTCATAGGGACTGTGCCGGGGGTGGGTTTGTCGCTCATAGCGTTCTCCTTAGGGGTTGGGGTTAATTCCGGTTCCGGTACTCACTGCGACCTTCTCGCCCGTGGCCATTTCGGCAGCGGCTAGCAGTTTCGCGGTGTCGTTGTCAGCCGTGTTCATACGTTCACGGGTCTGTAGGTCTGCGGCGAGGCGCTGATCTTCAGCCATTTGACGCATCTGCTCGGCTTGTAGGCGCTCAGAGCTGGCTTGTTGATCAGCGGCGAGCTTAGCCTGCAACGCCTGTGCGTCTTGCGCCAAGCGGGCTTGGTTGTACTTCGAGTTCTCAGCCAACTTAGCCTGTTCAACTTGAGTACGAGACTGGGCGTTGATCTGCGCAACCTGTAGGCTGCTATCAGGGGGCATAGGTGGCTGGGGTTTGAACTGCTGAGCGGCTTCATCAATCTGTGCCAACTCTTGAGCAAACCCGCCGAGCTGTTGCTCGATGAATTTCTGCACTTCCAAGATGACTTTGACCTGATCTTGAGCTTCTTCAGGGATCAACTCCTCAGTTTGCGCCTTGTCAACTGCGTTATGTGCTTCAACTAGGTAGTAATTGAGCAAATGATCACGCAAATGTGTGGCGATTGGGTACAAAAACGTCTTTGCGATAGCCGGGTTAGAGCCAAACAGCGGAGACTTGAGAAACGGTATGTGCGTCATCAAGTGCGCCATGTGATCTTGCGACGGGAGCACGTAAAGCGGGCGACCCATAGCGGCGGCGACGTTCTCAGACACCGGATCCATGTCCTCGCTACCCGGCAACGGCTGCAACACCTCATTCGCAGGCACTTTCATGTTGCGGAGGAACATTTCCTCTACTTTGCGCGCATCATACATCTGCGGCATAGCCTGAGCACGCTGCATGATTGCTTGAGTTTGCGCAAAACGCTGCGTCTCACTGAAAATTGCGGGGTCGCTGACGGGAATGATGTCCATTGGACCGTCAAAATCAGACGGGTCAATCTCAATACCAGCGGCTTGTGCCTCGATGTCCTCGGTCGTCAAGTACGCGCTGTTGATACGGTGCAAAATCTTGAAGCAACGCGCCATCGAGCCATGCAACCGGCTGTGAATTGAACTAAACACCACCATACCCTGCTCAATGAGCGCCATGGTTGTGCCTACAGGCTGGTTAGGGTTTTGGTCAGAGAGCTTCTCAAACGAGGTTTGCACCACGCCCTTACCCGCGTCCACCAGGAAGCCTAAGAGCTGAAACAGCGTGGGGCTGGGACCATTAAACGGGATAGGCATCGCCAGCTTGCGCACGTCATCGATGAGCGCCCCACCTTCCATCTCAACCACTTCGGTCGGTTGGACGTTGAGGGTTTGCCCGCCGGGACCACCTTTCAGCTTGAGCAGCGTGGGGACGTTCTGAATGTGCGCCGAATCCAACAGGGCGCGGAGTGCGCCGGTGGCTGCACCGCTCAGACCGCCAATCATATGCGTCAGACCGATTGGGTAAGCCCCGCGCCAAGGCACAAAGGGGAACTCTACAATCCAGTCTAGCTCTTGCTGGCGCTCGTCGTCAGGTTCCCAGTTACGGTACAACCCTAAGCCGAGGTTAGTCGACTTGTCAATGCTGAGGATATACGGCTCGGGACCATCGCCAAAGTCTAGGTAGGTGTAAACCTCGTAGATTGTACGCAGTCCGTCTTCGTTGTAGCTCAGGTCTTTGCGCCCCTCAATCTTGTCGTTAGCTTGAGTGGACTTGCTGAACTCGGGATCATCCGGGATGCCCAAGTCAACGTCAATGTACATACCCGACTTGACGCGCCGGGTGTACTCAAACTTCGTAATATACTGCACGTGCGTTTTACGCTCGGCGGTGTAGAAGTTGGTCGCTGCGAACGGCAGGTAGATGTCATCAATAGCGATGAACTCTGAGCAGGGACGGCGGTGCAACGGGTTCCACATGAACTTCATGTACTGACCGCCGCCCAGCGGGAGTTGCGTGCTCAGCTGTTCAAGCTCGCCCCGGAACTCGACCATCTGCTCAGTAGTCTGCCAGTTCATGAACTCAGTCTTGCGCTCGGCTTTCTGAATCTTGGACTTGTCGCGCTCGCCGTGGATCTTGCTTTTGACCGGACCATTGGGCGGGAACACTTCCTTCATGAACCGGGCTGAGAAGTCCACGCATGCTTCAACGAGCATCGGATGCACGACCTTGTTTGCGCCGGTAAACTGAGCGCCACCGGGCGCGTCGTCACCTAGACCGGTGCGGCGTAAGCCCTCCTCGTACTGCTTGTCGCGCTTCTCACGTGCCTCTTTGTCGTTGCCGATCTTTTCAAGCAGGTCGCTAATAGCGGTCTTGAGTAGGTCTTGCTCCACCTCGTCAACGATGTTGGCAAAGTGCTCGAGCTTGGCGGCATGGTCAACGTCGTTCTTCTCACGAATGATTGCGCCACCGTCCTCGGTGTCTTCAACTTCGTTGTCAACGTCCTCGAGTTCTACGGTCTCGCCCTCTGGCAGCACGTCTTCTATTCTTTTAGTCGCCATTAATTACCTCACATAAATTGGTTAAGTATCGCATCCACGCGACTAGGGTCATAGGCTGAGACGCTGCCGCCGTCAGCAAAAGGTATTTGATACTGCACTTGACCTGAAGGGCTACCCCGTTTAGGTTTGTTCACATTGACGCTCAAATGTCCTGGACCAACTTTGCCAGAGTATCCTGCGTTGTAACCCATTACTTCGCTACCGTAAGGTGTCTTCATTCCCTGCACGCCGAGCATTGCTTGCCCCGCGCCGAGCGGGATTGACCCGTTGAGCATTCCGATGTAAACATCTTTTGCGTCAAGCGGCTTCTGTACTCTGGCGTTCAGGTTCAAGTCGCCAAGGTTGACGTTGTAGTTGGCGGCGAGGTTCTTCATCAGCTGATCGCGCTCACCTTGCGTCATGCGGTTCATGTCAATACCCGCGCTGAAGTCACCACCGCCCACGCGGGCGCGGATACCGGTGCCGACGTTAGAGGCGGTTTCCTCGCGGTTGACTCCGGTCTGCTTCATAGCGTGCTTGTAAAGGCGCAACGCTTCTGGGTCCTCAGTGAACTCCATGTCTGGTCCGCGAACGCTGCCGCCTTCTTCGTACCCACGGGGAGCATCAATCGTGTTCATAATATCGTCCACTTGAAATGGGTCGTATGTGGTGAGCGGGTCTCCCACCAAACCGCCCTCGGCGTAACCGGGTGCGGCTTGACCTTCACCCTTGAGGATGAACTCCTTAGCCTCCGGGGTGAAGTTGATCTCGTAATAGGCGTCGCCAATCTTGCGTGAGTCAACGCCGGGTATCTTGAGCAGGGGCTTGAGACCTTCCTTCAAAATTTGTTGATCGTAAATAGGCGCGTAAGCTGAACTCTCTTTGAGCCGCACAGCGCTAATCGGTTTTGCGGTCGGGTAGTATACGGTGTCCGCGCCGTTCTCAAGCGCATGCTGAATGGCGGCTTTGAAAACAGTACCGTGCGCTTGACGCAATGCGCCGCTCTGCGCTTTACCTTTCTGTGCGTCGGACTGAATCTCTTCAATTACCATGCTGTTAGGTTTAGCGAATATTTTCTCATCGCTTGACAGTCTCGGTTGAATCAACTGCCGCGCCTCGTCTGGTGCGTCAGCAGGAATAAACGTCCCGCGTACATGACCGATGAGACCTTCTTCACCCTCGTGACCGGGGTAATGTTTGTACCCGCTCATCTGGTTAGGGTGAGACACGCCGATTTCAAAATACCCGTTTGCGGTTTTGTCTGGGTCTGCAAGTAGACGTTGAAAGTCTTGATAAGCGTAGCCTCCAGGTTCCACCCCCATGAACCCGTAATCTTGCTCGCGCAAGGTTTCAAAGGTGTTGTTGACCGCGTTCTGACGCTCTTCATCAAACAGGTCATCTATCGCCGCACGACCGTCCGGCGTGTCCATACCGGCTCGCCTCAAACTTTGTTGCAGTTCAGGAGACAACGCCCCAAACTCTGAATAGCCGTTGTGGTAGTCGTCCAACATCCTGAGGTTTTCGCGGTTGTGTCGCGTTCCTAGGCGGTCAAGCATACCCTCGTAGATGTTCCAGCGGTCTTCCATGACCAGCTCTTCAGCTTGCTGCAACAAGTGCGCATCGGCGCTCTCAGCTGAGTTAACGAGGTCTACTTTGTTGTACTGTGACGGGGGGATGCGCTGCTCGAACTCAGCCTTCGTCATACGGGTGTTTGGTTCAAGACCTTGGTACTGCTTGACGAGGTCGTCAAACCCCTCTTGCGTCATACCGGGCTTGCCGCGCAATTGATTCAAAAAATTTTCAGGGGTCTGTGCCTCTGGTCCTTTGAGGATCTCAGCCCGAGCCATGGGCTTCAGGTTCAGGTTACCTTGTGGCTGCACAACGTACATCGGCTTAGCCGCCTGTGGCACCAGCTTAGCGAGTGCTCCGCTGTTGTCAAGAACGGCGCGGTTGAGTTCCTCGCCGACCACCCGTGCTCCGGCTTTACCAGCTTTACCCGCGACCTTGCCGAGTGCGCCGACCACGGGCACAGCATCAGCACCGAGCAAGACCGTATCCGCAAACGACTCAGCACGACCGGTCTTGAACTGCGGTATACGGCTCATCGCGGGAACTTGCATCGGGTAGTTACCGTACGACCAGTTCTCAACTTCCTCCGGCGCTTTACCCATCAGCATATCACCCACGCCTGCACCGCCGAGCAGGGGAACCCATGGCTTGACTTCGTACTGGTTGGTGTAATCTTTTGCGGACTTGAGGGCTTGGGCTATCTTACCCAACGCTGCGTTCTGCGGAATGGCGCGGACTGAGTCACCCTCAGCGTAATGCGTCCTGACTGAACCGCCGTCTGCCCACTTGACCTTGTCAGCCCAATACGCTGCGCTGCTCGGTCCCTTGGCGATGTTCTTTGCGTGACGTGACTTGAACGAGGCTCGCTTAGCCTTCATGCGGTCGGACTCGCCCGCCTTGGGCTTACCCGCCGTGCTCGCCCCTTGCTCACCAAACCGGATGATCTTCTCTTTGCCATCTACCTTGGTCTTCACGATGTGAGACTTGGTCGGATGGCTCGGAGTTCGCCGTGGCTGGTTGAGCGGCAAGCTGTCCTTGTCGATGCGGTCGGTCATTTCTTCCTCGCCGCTCTCATGTTGTCTACCATGTTGGGGTAGGGTCTACCCGCGCTCTTAGCTGCCGCCTTGGCAGACGACTTAGCCGCTGGTGACAGCGCTTTGCTCTCGCCGAGGCTCTTGGGTCGGGCTTTGTCCCAGATAGGCTTCTTAGGCTGCATACGGGTTTACCCTCGGTTTGTTAGAGATGCGAGGCTCGTCGATATCTTTTGCTTGAGGTAAATCAAACCATCTATCATTTTTGAGATAAATGATAGCTTGCGTAAACGTGTCAACATAATCATCATGCTCCGCTACTGGGAACTTGCCCAGTTGTTTGAGGAAAGCCGCTGCCCAACTCACCGGGTGTCCGGGGTTCTTTCCTGATTCCGGTACCCACAACAACCCCAACTCCAAGGTGGGCGCGGCTTGATGTGCCCTTGATACCTTGTCAGCCTGACCTGGATTATAGCCCACGGCGGGCACTTTCGCCAAGCGCAAGTCTTGCAACAATGATTGACCGCTGGCTTTCGCTTCCACCAATATCCTGTCCGGGCGGCGGGCGCGTGAGTACGGAGAGTCCTTCGTCATGCCGCCGTATTCCGTCGTCCAGTCTTTCACGGCTCGTGCCCGCAAGTCTGGATAGCTCAGGTGTTCGTCCCACGCATCAATGAGCATTGCATTGCGCTCCCCCTTGTGCGTGAACATCGCCCAGACCGAGCAGGCAGTCGGGTCACCCGTTGTCTTCTCAGTGAACGCACAGTCGTAGGACTGCAGTATGTACTCAAACGGGGGCAGCGGTGACGTCGATGGCCAGAGTTTGAAGTGCGAGGTCTTGAGGATACCGCCCTCGCTCGGTGTGGGGTCTTGCTGTAGCTGACCGGCGGTTCCGTATGTACCCAACAGCTGCTTCAGCATCGTGATCTCGGCTGCACCGAACCGCTCTGGGCAGATCAGCTCGCCTTTCGTCTTACGGGGGTCGTAGGGTCCGAGCACAGTCTTACGTGACTTACCGTCCCACTCTGCCGGAATGCAAATATGCTCCCAGCCCTTGATGTCCTCAAGGATGTGTCCGCTGATGTCACGCTCGTGTAGGCGCTGCATGACGGTCACCATCGCATCGGTCTTCGGGTTGTTGAGTCGCGTTGACCACACCATGTCAAACCACTCAAGGTCTGACTCACGCATGACCTCTGACTGCGCGGCTTGAGCGCCGTGCGGGTCGTCAAGTATCAAGCGTGAGCCGCCTTCACCCGTGGCTGTACCGCCGACCGAGGTCGCGAGCCGGTAACCGGTCTTGTCGTTCTCAAACCGCTGCTTGGCGTTCTGGTCGCCGGCAAAGGCAAACATGTAGCCCCATCGTTCCTGATACCACGGTGACTGCAACAGTCGCCGGGTCTTCAAGTTGTCGCGTGTGCTCAGGTTGCCAGAGTACGACGCGCACAGGAACTTCTGAGCAGGGTCAGTAATCCACTCCCACGCTGGCCACATGACGCTGACGATGGTCGACTTTGAATGCCGGGGTGGGATGTTAATGAGCAGCCGGTGTATCTCACCCGCGCTCACTGCCTCAAGATGTTCGCAGATCGCCTCAATGTGCCAACTCGCAATGAACGGTATACCCGGCTCAACCACGTGCCAGCTCTGCTTGACGAACTCGTACAGCGAACCCGAAGCAGAGCGGCGCTCTTGCTCTCGCTTGACGAGGTCAAGCATGACAGCCGGGTTCATGGGCGCGTTCACTTCTGCCCAGCCTTGGCGAGCAAGCGGCTCATGTTCTCAAGCTCGTCATCGCTCAGGTTCTTCAGGTCGACCGCCGCGAGTGCGATTGGACCGCCGTTTGAGCCGGTGTGCTCCTGGGTGATCTTGTCGCCGTAGACCTTGGGCAGCATCTTGCTGAGCATCCACTTGCGGGTGTCAATCTGAACCCGCTTGTGCGCAATGACGTCGCTGTTGAGCGGTAGCAGCATCTGCTTGAGCTTGGGCTTACCGTCCGGTTCAAACAGGGGGTCGCCGTCCGGGGACAGCTCCTGCACCGTCACCCACTCGTGCGTCTTGTCGCTCAGCGCGACGATCTCATCAGCGAGCAGCAGGTAGCCGATCTCGCGGGCGTGCGCGTAGTCCTTGCCTATCCCCTCCGGGTCTGTCTGAATCCAAGCCAGAAAACCCGCCACAGTTGGCATACCGGGGTCAGTCGAGCAGATGTTTTCAAGCGAGCGCCCCTTCTGCAGCTCCGCGCAGACATGAGCAGAGACCTGCTCCCGGTCGTACTTCCGGGCGGTAGGACGCGGTACACCTTTGCTGGTGCGAACTGGGGTTGTGTTATTCATGATTGAGATTATACCTTCCTGAGTCAAAAAAGACAAGCACAAAAGTGATCGGTCGTTCGTCTATATAGAGGACACCCGAACGAACGATTACTTTCACCTACAAAACATACGTTCCGTAAAAACCACCGAACGATTAAACCGAACGATTACCCTCAAACCTTCTGATCGGCTACGGAGAGAGGACGAATGTCCCTCTCCTCCGGCGTTCCGAACGTAATTAGAAGAGGCAAAACAGCTAATCGTTCGTTCGGCGCTATCGTTCGAACGATTACCCGAACGATCAAACCGAACGATTACTTTTTTCATTTAATCTATCTCACTCAACATGAGTATAGAAACGGCAATAATCGCTACGGTCGCACCGCCAGAGCAGAACAGTATGACAGCCCATGCAAACATTTCAAGCATTCTTTTTCTCCTTCAAGTTACTGAACCCGATCCGGTTCTTGAGGTCGGCGCAGGTTTGGCATCGCCACATCTTACGACCCGCGATGGTGCGCACCTGTTTGACCGCAGGTTGCGTGCGACACACCTGACACGTCGGGGGTCGGTGTGGTACCGAAATGCCGATGGGTCTGGTCATGCTTTCATATCCCTCACAAAACACGCAAAGCTCGCGGCAGTATCGCCAAAAGGCATACGGTCAAACTTTTGCGCTACTTCCTCAAGCACCTCGTTGCGGTGTGCTGAGTTGTAGCACTCACCGGGGGTGGGGCACTGGGCGTGATAACAGCCGGGGCAGACAAAGTCGAGCTTCATCTGAGCGGATTCTTTTTTACTTTTGAACCCGGTCATGATGCTATCCAAGCCGCCAGCGCGTAGCCCGCATAAACCAACCCGACCGCCGCGCACAGTATTGACAGCAGTACGCAGAATATTACAACCAGTTTGTCTTCATTAGTCATGTGAGTCGCTCCCTTTTCTTAACCATGCGTTGAATTTACCTTTCACCTCGCCCTCGGTGTATCCGAAAAAGACCCGGCGCACCTGTGGGTCTACGTAGGTGAGCTTCCACCAGTTCTCAGTTATACGTTCTATCACGATATTGTTCTCCATTTGTTTATATCCCAAATTTACCACGTTCAATGGCTTCAACAACTTCCTCATTGACACGTAGGTAGTGGTTGGCACGACCTTGCGGTTTCTCTAGCTCGACGCGCTCAAGCGAGCCGTCGTTCAGGAGACTGGTTACGGCGCGTTCCTTGCGCTCTTGACTGGCTTTGACGCCGCCTTGTGCCACGGGCAAGCGCTCATAGTAGGAGCGGGACTTGCCGGGGTCTTTGCGTACAAGGTCAAGCACCTCGTTACAGATGCGTGCCCATTGGTCTTGCTCTTTTTGTTCCTTGCGGTCTTCCTTCATCTGAGTGCGTTCGCCCTGCTTGAGTGGGCGGGCGACCGAGTGACTGAACCAGATCTCTTTGTCGTAGCCCAGCACGTCTTTATGGCGCTCTTTGTTTGACACGAGGTCAAAGGTGAGTTCCGGAAAGGCGGTAGGGAACCTGACCTTGACCGCTTTGAGCACGCGGGGGGCGTCCTCGTAATCGCCGTCTTTGAACACGGTATACACGCCTTGTGCGTCCCCGGTCCAAGCCGACGCACCCCTCGGGGACAGGAAGTCAGACTCGGTCATCCCAGCGATCTTTGACGTGTGGCTGACGATGACGATTGGGAACAGCGCAAAGGACTGTTTGATGTACGCCATTGCGCGCCCCACCTCCGCGTTGTCGTTCTCGTTTTCTAAATCAAACACCGCGTTAGCTGTATCAAAGATGACCAGCGGAAGCGCCGAGTGCATTGAGCCGTCGGCTTTCTCGTTGTCCACTGTCCATTCTTTGTACTCCTCAGCGACTTGAGACACGACCTTGGGGTCGAGCCGTTGAGCACTGATGACCCGTACCCGCTCGTCAAAGTCAGAGACCTTCATCCCGGTGTAGCCCCAGGAGTACAGCGAGTAAATGACCCGTTGAACCTGCACCACTGACTCAGTAATGATGATGACGTTACGGCGCACTGCCGGTTTTAAAGCATAGTCATGCGGGCACAAGTGAGCGGAAGCTAACGCCATGGGCACGATGAGGGTCGTTTTACCGACTCCGGGAGCACCAGCGACTACGTTCACCCCGGTTGACATGAAGTCATCGTACAAGTATTCAAAGACGTTGACCTGACCCGCGCCGCTGTCGGTTGCCCGCTTCAGGCTCAGCGGGTGCACTTCAGGTGTCCCGTCAGGTTTGTCAGCTTGTTGTTGATGCACATCATTTTTGTTCCCCACCCACCCGTTATCAATCGCCATGCGGAAAATTGAGCGGTAAGTGATTGAGTGCGGAGTGCTGATGTCTCGCTCCCATTTACGCCGTTGCGCCGAGGCATCAAATTTGTCGCTGGTTGCCGCCCATTCGGTCCAAATTTTGTAGCCGTTCTCGCCGTAAGGCTTGAGCACCATACCGACGTTGACCCACGTCGTATAGTCATCAGCGTCAACGTGTTTGAGCGCAGAGCGCAAATCGTCAAACGTCTGAGCCGTGGCTACCGGAACCCCACCGCGCTCAGTCAGGCTATAGTTCACTGGAGGTCGTGCCTTACTCGCTATAAGCTGAGGTAAGGGGGAGGGCTTTGCCGGACGGGTTTGACTCAGCGGCGAGCGCCCTTGTTGCCATTTGTAATCTCCTGAGGGTCCGAGCGTAGGAGCGACGCAGATATAGCCGTGATGCTTGAGGTCAAGCCCCTTGCCCAGCGTGCCGGGGTAAGTCATGTCCTCATCAGCTGTAAACAACCTATGCTCCCCGCCGCCTTGAGTCACCGCCGTACAGTCGGAGTGCATGACGCCGTGTTCAGCTTCAAGTTGCGCTAGTGACTCAACACCGCCGTTCTGCGGGTCAATGTCCAGCGCCAGCAGTCCCGAGTCGGCTAGGGAAATACCTATACCCGCATCAGGATCCGTCGCCCACCAATCTCTGATGACTTGTTCATTTGTAGTTGAATCCTGATGCCCATGCGGAACCAGTTCAGACTGAGGATGCTTGCCCGCCTTGTGACCCTTTTCAGTATTAGGACGACCGCACCGGCACTGCCCGTTCTCGTCTACTGACCACACCGGCAACACGTGCCAACCGAGCTTTGCGTAAGCCAGTGCGTAATCTAATGTCGCTGGTCCTTTAGTGTCTACCGCCCAAATGTGCTTGGGAGTCTTGCTGGTCATTGTTCTGTGTCTCCGTAAAAGAATTCCTCAAGCACGTTCCAGTATTGACCAGACCGACGGACGTACACTTCATCAGGTACGCGAGCGCCTTTCATTTGCCACGTTAAAGTGTCTGCGGGGGATGGTAAGTTTACCGCAAGCTGCCGCGAACCAAAAAACTTTAAGGTCTTCCGGTCGGGAACTTCGGTGTTGATGAAATTGGTTCCGCGAATCTTGATGCCTTCCTCGCTCACGCAGTTGTAGTTGACAAGCAGTATCGGCACCTGGGGGTTGCGCTTAGTGCGGATAGCGACCGTATTAGTTGATTCAACTTGCATTTTGAGAACCGAGCCGTCCTTGGCCATTTGCCCGGTCATGGGGTCAATGGGTAACAGTTTGTGAGCGCCAATTACTTTTTCCCGCTCACGCAACGCTCGCTGCTTAGCGGGGATGGCTTCAACTTTTTCAAGAGTTTCTTCGGTGTAGAAGGTTTCATACATGTCAACCCCGCCCAGCCGTTGCAGGTTGCCAACGAAGTCCAGTATCAGACAGTTCTTTTTGTCATCAGCTAGGCGTGTGCCCCGACCCTGGATTTGAACCCACAGAGAGGAGGAGAGAGTTGGTCTCAGGCACACAATGCAGTCAAGCGCCGGGAAGTCAAAGCCGGTGGTAATCATATCCACAGAGCAAAGCACGCGGGACTCACCTGATTTGAATTTGCGTAATGAATCGCTGCGCTCGTCGCGGGTGATTGCGCCAGCCATCACGTCCGTCACCCAACCCGTCTCAACCGCAATCACTTCCGCTGCACGTTCAGCTGCGTCAATAGTTGGGCAGTACACCGCAATATGCTTACGGTTGCCGGCGAGTTGCGGTAGTGAACGCGCCACGGCACGCAGCCATACCACGTCCTCCCGCTTGTCAACGTCAGTCATCACGTAGTCGCCATTGGCTTTACGCGCCCCGTCAAGGTCAAGCTGTACGGTGGTTTCAACTCCTACTAGCGGGCAGAGGTAGCCGTCGCCTACAGCTTGTGGTACGGTATAGCTATAGGCGAGTTGATCAAACCAGAACTGGTCACCTTCCCCGTGAATGACCCCGTTGTCCATTCGCCACGGCGTTGCGGTCATAGCCACGCGCCCCGCGTCACGGTAGCGGTGTAGCACCGACTCATAGAGCGAACGCTCGCCCTTGTTATGCGGTACGCGGTGAGCCTCGTCAATAATGATGAGGTCAGGCGGTTGCATTTCAGCCTGAACGCCCAGTATGCTTTGAATGGTGCCAAAGGTGACCGGCTCAAAACGGTCTTTACGTTTGAGTCCTGCGCAAACTATTCCGGGGTTGACTCCACTATAGCGCTTATAGGCGGCGGCGTTTTGCTCAACCAGCTGTTGAACGTGGGTGAGCGCCCAAACGCGGCGGTTGGTTTTCTTATAGTGATCCGCTAGGGCGGCAATGATGAGCGATTTGCCCGTACCGGTAGCAAGTTGAAGCACCGGATGGTGTGCTCCCCCTAGGGACGCTATAGCGGCGTCGTAGGCTTCTTGCTGGTAAAATCTGAGTTGCATTCAAGCTCCAAGTTATACGTTATCACCGCGAATTATGCCTGAGAATTTTAAAAAAGGCAAATTATTTTGAAAATTTATTTTTTGCCGACGTTGAATTACGTGCCGCGCAAACTTCATTCTCATAGGGGGAAACACCAATACCCAACTGCGGTGAAGGGTTTTAAAAAATAACGCTTGCCTTCTTCAAAACTTTCATGCTATAATTCATTCATTGGTTAGCGCAGTGTTAACCATGATAACTGAATAACTGGAGAACTGACATGAACATCATCGCATCCCTTACCGCCCGCATCGAAGAATACCGCGCTACTAACAAGCAGCCGTGCAAAAACTACGCCACTGAAGCCGCCGCTGAAAAAGCTACTGCTCAAATGGCGCAAGACGCAGCCAACTACTTCCACAAAGAGCGCGGTGTTGAGGCTCGTCCCGCTCAGTACGTTGTGTTTTACAATGAGGCTTGGGGTCGTTGGGTTGGCGGTATCAACATGAGCGAGCTGATTCAGCGCTCATCAAGCACCGGCGGCTACCTTGGTTACTGCACAGGTTTCTTCGTTTTCTAAACAACGGGGCGCAAGCCCCTCCTAATAACTCAATAACTGGAGAACTCACATGACACAAACCATCACCATCCGCGTTACTAAGAATTACGGCACCACAGTCGTTTACCCCGTCTGTGACACCGCTAAGAAGCTCGCCGAGCTTATCGGCACTAAGACGTTCACTAACGCCGCCTTGCATAAGCTCGTTGACTTAGGCTACGAGATGACTGTTGAGCAGCCGAAGTTTTCTTTCAACGCGCCCTACAACGATCAGTTTTTGGGTGCACAGCCAGCCCGCGCTGGTCAAGACTACTAACTCAATAACTAGGATAACTAATCATGAAAAACAACTCTTGGAAAAAAGACTATTTGGTCGTGTTGCATAGCGACTATGACAACACTTGGTCAGACAAGACTATCCCTTGCACGTTCCTGCAAGCGATTCGTTTTGTTCGCGCTAAGCATTGGAATCATGCAATGGACAAAGGTACTGTGCGTATCGTTACTCTCGCTGAGTTCGCGACCCTCCCTAAAGCTGAGGTGAAAGCATGATCTCACGTATAGTTTTCTTACTCATCATACTGCTCGCTTTTGGTGTGGTTGGCACGTTTGATTACGAGGACGCGCTGATGGAAGAAGCCGCCTACTGCGACCGTCTTCAAAACAAAGTGCACACCGATTACAACAACCTCAAAGCCACCTGCGTTGCGGGTCATTGGACTAAATAAATTCCTTGGAGATTTGAAATGAATACAGTAAACTTTTCCAGCATGACGACCCCACAATTGGTTTCGTTCTACAATAGGCACAGCACCACTCCGGTCAAGCGGTTCAGCGACCGTAAGACCGCCGAGCGGCGCTGTATTGAACTCTTTGAGAGTTTGCTCTCACCTGTATCTAGTAGCAAAGTGATTAAACAAGTGGCTGATACTTCTAACCGCCCCGTTATGAAAGACTCTCTCAAGCTCGACCGCACAATCATCTGTGTGAACCTCGGTCAGACTTGGAAGAACGCATACCAGATGTGGCGCGACAACCCTGACTGGATGACTAGCGCTCAGCAAGACCGCCTGACCGCCCAGCTCTACGCCGCTGCTAAGACCGGTGAGCAGAAGATTATTGAAATCAATGGACGCAGTTTCATGCTCGTCAACATTAAAAGGGTAAAGAAATGACTGAGAACGCACCTGAGTTGTTAGACGTGCTGTGGTTCAACAGCGGTAAAGGGATTGTAGGCGTTGCTGCCGTACAAACTGAGCCGACTGTCATCAAGTTTTACATCTGCCCGGTTGATGGTTTTAATGAAGTCATTGACGCTAATTTGGTCATGTCACATGGCGCAGCTTTCCCTGAAGTTGCCGGTTACGCATTATTTGGTATTACGGAGACAACAATATGAACACAGTATTCCCAGAGTTGGCGCTTGACCGCAACGTAGTCAAGTGGGAGCAACACCTCGGCACGCAGACACCATGGGAGAACCGCAAGGGTCTCTGGTTCAAACGTGATGACTACTTTGCCCCGCTCGGCTACAGCGGTCCTAACGGCTCAAAGATGCGCCAGCTGATTTGGTACGTAAACAAGTTCCGCGCAGGTAAGACCCACATTGTCACTGGCGCAAGTATTCAATCCCCTCAGCTGAGCATGAGCGCCATCGTTGGTGCACATTACGGGTTACGCGCCCGTCAAATCGTATACAGCAAACCTGAAACCGTATTACGTCACGAGAACCCGCGCATCGCCTACGGCTTTGATGCTGAGTTTGAATACGCTTCTGGTCCGTACAATCCTATTTTACAGCGTAAGGTGGTTGACCTGACGCAGCCCACCTCGCTCGTAGTTGAGTACGGTATCACTGTGCCGCATGACCGCTACTCTGAGGATGACGTGCGTAAGTTTCACGAGGTCGGCGCTCATCAGACCTCTAACGTCCCGCCTGAAGTCAAGCGCCTTATCGCTCCTGCCGGGTCTTGTAATTCGTTGACGAGCATCATGCTCGGCTTGAGCCGTGATCCGCACAATATTGATGAACTGTTCACTATAGGAATCGGTCCCGACAAGCGCGGCTGGATGCGTCAGCGCCTTGCGTACATCGGTATTGACGTCGACAAGCTGCCGTTCAGATGGAAGCATTACAGTCTGCACGACAACGGCTACAGCAAGTATAGCGATCACTTCACCGGTGAGAGTTTTGATGGCATCAAGTTTCATCCGACCTACGAGGCTAAGATGTGGCGCTGGTTGACACACCATAACCAGTTGGAGTATGATGACAGCACCGCATTTTGGATTGTAGGCAGCGCCCCCGACACAAAAATTGTTGAACCCTTTTACACTAGGAGACCCGTATGAAGAACCCTGACAACAAAGACTATCAACCCTGGCTAGAGAAGACCGGCGGTTTTGCCCGTGACATGACCATGCTTGAGCGAGTAGCGCTTGAGGTGTTACCGTTTATGGTTTCAAATGACGAGACTGATTTTGCGGAAGACGTTGACGCTGCTTTTTCAGTCGCCAAGCATTTCTTAGCTGAGAGAGCAAAACACATATGAAAGACTACCGCCTACCGGAAAACCGGGAAGAGTACTTCACGGCGCTCTATAAGATGAATCTTGATTACGGGGTTATGCCCGGTCTGGTTTATTTGTACATGCCTGAACTCGCTCGCCGCTATGAGTGGGACGCTGAGCAGAAGCTCTGGTTCGCATTTTTGAACGGCATGACGCAGAACCCTATAACTTCGCTGCGCTTGTTCACCCGTCTACCTAGCGTTCCCCCTGCGGGCGCTCAGCTGACACATTTCAACGACTGGTTTAACGATCAATGGGATACGCTCCAGTTTGACACCGACCGCCGGTATCAGAAACGCGACACCCTTGAAGCTATCAAGACCTACGCTAAGTTGGTTGAGGAGTTTGGCTCTCAAGAGGCGATGTTGACCGGCAAACCGTACTCAGAGCTTTGGGATCTCGTGCGCAACCGCTACTACAGCTTTGGTCGCCTGTCATCGTTCAGCTACCTCGAGTATGTCTACTTGAACGGCTACGGCGCTGACTGTGATGACCTGCTGTTCAGCGATAAGTCGGGCAGCAAATCACACCGTAACGGGATGTTGTTTTTGATCGGTAAAGATGAGTTGGTTTGGGATAAGCGACTACCTAACGGGCAAGACGGTAACTACCCTAAATTCAAATTAATGTGCGGGTTTTTAGCTTCCGGTGCCGACACTTTAATTGATGCGTTCAAATTGAATTACCCTAGCGTGCCTAACGTGGGTCGGTTCACTATGGAGTCAAACCTTTGCACGTTCAAGAATCATTTCTTCGGTCGGCGCTACCCCGGTGTTTACGCTGACATGGCTCAAGAAAGAATTGACTGGGCTGACGCACGTGACCAGAGCGCCTACACCGAGGTGTTCAAAGACATGCGGTCACAGCTGCTGCCTGACTGGTTACGGGCTGAATGCGGTGGTAGCTCAGCAATTAAAGTGAACGCGGCGGTTTTCCCTGAGACGGGTATGCCTTTCAGAGCGGAGCATTTTCTATGAAACACGTCATCCTTAGAATCGCTGGCACGTTCGGCTCGGGCAAGACCACCGCTATGCGGGGATTCTTTGATTACCCGACTGAGACTTTAATGAGCGGTAAAAAGATCGCCGGATACAAGGTTGACGCTAGCGCTGCCGGAATCACGCAGCCGATCTACGTGGTTGGTAAGTATGACAACACGTGCGGTGGCACCGATGCCATCAAGACTCAGGCTGAGATTGCCGAGAAGATCCTGAAAGCGCACCCCCTAGGGCACGTGTTATATGAAGGCGCTTTGGTGTCTGCGAGCGGACTCGCCGGGCAGGTGACGCAAGCGATTCACCCTACCGGTTGTGACGTGTACGCATTCCTCGATACGCCGCAAGACCTCTGCGTTGAGCGGGTAAAGGGACGCCGCCTCGCCGCTGGTAATGAGAAAGAGTTCGACCCGAAGAACCTGATTGACAAGTTTGATTCAGTCGTCAACTGTTATAAGAACCTGCGCAACGAGGGTACGTATGACGTCCGTAGGATTGACCACACCAACCCGCACCCACAATTAGTAGAAATTATAAAGGAGTACGAAAATGATTGACGAATGCCCATACCCGATGCCGACGGCTGAGACGGTATGCTCGATGGAGGGGTTGCTTTACTTCATTTGGGAACGCGAAGCTATTCGTCTTGCCCGTGAAAACGGTCACGCCGCGCCCTGGACTAAAGACCCGGTGCTCGCCAAGTACAAGTTTACTAACATTCACCGCAGCGATGATCGAGGCTCACAATGGATCATTGATCACTTGATAGAACCAGCAGCGGCTAACGGCGATGAGCACTTGTGGTTTACGTTGTTGATCGCTCGCCTCATCAACTGGCCACCTACGCTACAGGTGTTGATTGACAAAAAAGTCATACCTTGCGCTCCTGAAAACTTTGATGCTGAGATGTTTGAGCACGCGCTTGAGCGCCTCAAAAAAGACGGTAAGAAGGTTTACTCGGGCGCGTATATGCTTTACCCTACAAAGATGGAGCCGGGGGGTAACAAGTCCAAGGCGGTCGCTAAGTACATCATCGGCAGCGCTATTGAGAACGCTGACAACATCAGCGCCTCACTGTGGAACAACGAGCGGGGAATGTCTATTGAGCGGTTTGTAACTGAGCTGAGTAAGTGCTTCGGCATCAGTACTTTTATTGCCGGGCAAGTAGCCGCAGACCTGACCTACACGGGTATGGACGTTGAAGATCTTTACACTTTTGCGCCTATTGGTCCCGGTAGCTCTCGGGGTTTGAACTACTTACTAGGTAAACCGCCGTTCGCAACTTGGAAACAGAAAGAGTTCAACGCTGAGCTGAGTAACATCTTTGCCCACGCTGCTGACCGGCTTGACATCATTGACATGACGCTGCATGATGTTCAGAACTGCATGTGCGAGTACAGCAAATACTGCCGCGCAGTCCTGGGCGAAGGTAAACCAAAAACAATTTATAAAACAGAAACGGAGTTTTAAGATGGAACTGTTAGTAAGAAATGTCAATCAAGCGTTTAGCGAAATCTTCTGGAAAATGAAGGTGCTCAATCTCCAGCCAGAACAGACCCGTAACGGTCTCGCTATGGTTTACCCTGAGCCGGTGATCACAGTTTATAAATATCCGTACGAGCGCGTCCTGTTTGACAAAAAGCGCGACGCTAACCCTATCTTTCATCTGATGGAGTCAATCTGGATGCTCGCAGGGCGCAATGACGTTGCGTTCCTACAGCAGTTCAACAAGCGCATGGTCGAGTTCAGCGACGACGGTAAGACGTTTAACGCCGCCTATGGTCACCGCTGGCGTAAGCATTTCGGTCGTGACCAGCTTGATGAAGTTATCAGGTTGTTGCGCCGCGACCCTACTACCCGTCAGGCTGTTGTTCAGATTTGGGACGATGCAGACTTGGCTAAGAAGACTAAAGACAAAGCATGCAATACGCAGATCATTTTTGATACGCGTAACAACCGCCTGAACATGACGGTGTTCAACCGGTCAAATGATATCTGGTGGGGTGCTTACGGCGCTAACGCGGTGCACTTTAGTTTCTTGCAGGAGTTTGTCGCCTCCGCTATAGCTATGCACTTAGGCGTGTACCGTCAGGTCAGTAACAACTTACACCTTTACACAGAGCTTTATAACGCTAAAGATTACCTGTTTGCGCCGCCTGACGCAGACAGCTATGACCTTTACCGTAAAGGTGAAGTGCGCCCCCTGCCAATCATGTTGAACGGCGAGTACAAGTTGTTCCTAGCTGAATGTGAGATGTTCTGCCACGATCCTTTTAACGAGCGTATACACTACGCTAACCCGTTCTTTGAGCACGTGGCTCACCCAATGGCTATGGTCAGCAAGGTACGTAATATACACGCCGGTGACGGGCGTAGCTACGCGGCTAAAATCCGCGCTGCCGATTGGAAACGCGCCACTTTCGATTGGATTGACCGCCGCGAACACGCTCGTAAAATGAAAGAGGAAGATGACGAGATAAACGAGTTGCGTAAAGCTGTGAAAAAATAACTTTACTTTTGTTAAAAATGTGAGCTATAATTTTTAACATAACTGCTAACTGGAGAACTTTTTGTGAAACAAACCCTTGATTTTATTCTGGCTGGAAGCGAAGTAAAGCGGTATCATACCGTGACTACGCTCGTGTCTGAGACCGTCGGTCATCATTCACACGGCGTGGCTATGCTTTGCCTTCTTTTCGACCCTATGGCGAGCCGTCAGGTGCTGATGGCTGCGATGTTTCATGACCTCGCGGAGTTTCAAACCGGGGACATCCCCTCACCGGCAAAGCGTGAGTTTGGCATCGGCGGTAAGGTAGACGAATTGGAACTGCGTCTGATGACCGCTGCCGGAATCATAATGCCTCACCTCACCCCCGAAGACAAGCGCACTCTCAAACTCTCTGACGTAGCTCAGGGGGCGTTGTTTTGCGCCCGAGAGCTTTCCCTCGGTAATAAGCGTATGCGCCGCGTCTTCGATCGTTACATGAGCTACGCTGACGAGATGATGCTCGTCGGACGTGAGCGTGAAATTTTCAACATGATAAAGGACTACGCAGCATGAGCGCGGCTAATCAAAAACAAATCGGCGGTAATCACTACAAGCACGGCGGTGAGGAACACTGGGACCGCGTGCATCGTTTGAATTTGAATTACTTTCAAGCAGCCACCACTAAGTATGTTGAGCGTTGCTACCTGAAAGGTAATCCGATTCAAGACTTACAGAAAGCCGTTCATTTCCTTGAGAAGTTGATCGAGATCGAGCAGCGTAAAGCTGATGAAAAATGCGTCGCGGTTCTAAGTGATGGCAGCGAGCCGACCTCCGGTTATGTTAACCAAGACTGACATGGGGACTTGGGTGTTTGATACTGAAACTCTACCTAATCGTACTTTGTTCTGCGCTAAGAACATTGAGACGGGGGAGTGGTTTGACTTGTGGCGTCACACTGACGACGCCCCGGCTCGTCTTACCCGTTTCGTACAGCAGCCCGACACGACATTGATCGGCTTCAACAGTAAGTCGTTTGACAACGCGGTCGTGGCGGCTTTCTGCCTCGGCAGGAGTGAGATAGAGATCAAGCGTATTGCTGATGACATCATCACCAATCGTCTTGCGCCGTGGAATTCGATGCGCAAGCACAATTTACGTGACATCATTCTTGATGACATTGACTTGATTGAGGTCGCCCCGTCATTTGTAGGTTTGAAAGCCTACGGCGCTCGCATGCACATGCCTAAGTTGCAGGACATGCCTATCGCCCATGACGCGATGATCACCCCCGAGCAAGAGCCCATGCTTTTGGAGTACTGCCACAACGACGTAGATACGACCGCCGAGCTGTTGAATCAGCTCGAAGGTGAGTTATTACTGCGCGTTGAGATGAGCCGCCGGTACGGAGCAGACATGCGTAGCAAGTCTGATTCGCAGATGGCTGAACAGGCTTACATCACTAGCATGGGTCTCAAGCGTCAAGATAATGAGATACCTAAAACTGTTAAATATACCCCTCCGGCATTTTTAAAGTTTATGGACGCAGAGCTACAGGGGCTGCTTGACCGCGTCTCTAAGCACGTGTTCAATATGAACTCGGTCACTGGGCACGTGCAGCTTCCAGATTTCCTCGGTGAACAAGCAATCGTTTTTGGCAGCGGTCAATATCAACTCGGCGTGGGCGGTATACACAGCGTGCATGATAAGCAGGTTTGTTACGTTGCCGGTGATGATTACATTTGTGATATTGATGCAGCGTCGTTCTACCCAAGTATCATCCTTGAGTGCGGCTTTGTGCCGGTTGCATTGGGTAAGCGGTTTGTTGAAGAGTATCGCAAGATTTACGAGCGCCGCCTCGAGGCAAAGCGCAACGGCGACAAGATAACTGACGCAACGCTGAAGATTTCCCTGAACGGCACGTTCGGTAAGCTGGCTAGCCGTTACTCAGTGTTGTACTCGCCGGACTTGATGTTGGCGGTTACGTTGACTGGCCAGTTCACTCTGCTCATGTTGATTGAGTGGCTTGAGCGAGCTGGGGCTGTGACGCTATCAGCTAATACTGATGGCATCGCAATTCATTTCAACAAGGAGAAAAAAGAGCTGATTGAAAAAGTAGTTAACAAATTTAGTGAGGTGTCTGGGTTCGCGTTTGAATACACGTATTACCGCGCCCTCGCTATGAAAGACGTCAACAACTATATTGCGGTCAAACCCGACCGTAAGCTGAAAGTGAAAGGCATTTATGCGCCACTCTCTCTTAAGAAAAACCCGACGGCACAAGTTGCAGCGGATGCGGTTGGAGCATGGTTGGCAAGCGGTATACCGTTTGAAACAACTATCAAAAATGCTCCATTCACTGACTTCATCAGCGCCCGGAACGTCACTGGTGGCGGTCAGCAGAATAGCTTCTACTTGGGTAAAGTTGTACGATGGTATCAGTCGACCGACGCTGCTCTTGAACCGATTAAGTATGCTTCGAACGGTAATAAAGTACCGAAGACAGAAGGCGCTAGAGCCTGCATGACCCTGCTTGATAAACAGATTCACCCACTTGATCTTGACTATAACTGGTATAACAAAGAGGCGATCAAAATCGCCATCGCGGTTGGCTGCGCACATTATTTGACCTCGGAGCAACTCGCTCTAGTGGCACCACCACCAAAGAAAACTAGGAAAGTTAAAAATGGAACAAGGTAATCAACGCACTGTCTATGTGGTTCAAGTAGACAACCATAAAGATCTTTCAGATGCGAAAAAGTATGGTTCACTACGGGCTGTGTTTGGCAACCCGCGTAAGCCGTACGACACGACGAGTATGATAGCTAAGGCGCGTCGCGTCATGGCTGAATGGCAAGCGGGCGACCACCTGCTGATGATTGGCGACCCCACGCTCTGCGCGGTGTGTATGTCAGTGGTTAATGAGAAAGATGACATCATCAATATTTTGAGCTGGGACCGGAACTCGTTTTCGTACCTACCTCAGCGTTGGGACTTTGGTCAAATGGGTCTCGACTATGACGATTTTGAAGCAGCGGACGACAAACCGCTTTAACCCACGAAAGGAGAACAAAATGTCAAACTGGCAAGATGCCTTGAGAAAAGGTAAACAAGATGTACCGCCCCGTATCTGCATTTACGGGGGTCACGGTATCGGTAAGTCCACCTTGGCTAGTAAGTTTCCAGCGCCGATTTTTATCAGCACTGAGGACGGTCTAGACTCGTTGGATGTTACCAGCTTCCCGCGTGCAGCTAAGGTTGAGGACGTGGTCGAGAACATCAAGACTCTCATCAAAGAGGATCATGCGTTCAAGACCGTGGTGATCGACTCGGTTGATTGGCTCATTGAGCCGCTCATCGTGAGCAACGTGGAGTCTTCGCATGATGCTAAAGACCTTGCCTATGGCAAAGGTCAGATGCTCGTTGCTGAGGAGTTCCGCGAGATACTGCAAGGACTGGACGTGCTGCGCGTAAAGCGCCGTATGAACGTCGTGCTGATCGCTCACGCTGCGGTGGTGAAGTTTGAAGACCCGCGCACCGAACCCTACGACCGCTATCAGCCAAAGCTACCTAATCGTTGCAATGCGCTGTTGCAGGAGTGGGCTGATGTGCTTGCGTTTGCCGCGTTCAAGGTGATCATTCGCAAGTCTGACTCCGGTTTCAATAACCAGAAGAACCGAGGCGTAACAACCGGTGAGCGTTTGCTTCACTTTGTTGAGAACCCCGCTTTTGCTGCAAAGAACCGGTATACCTGTCCTGATGAGATTGAGATGACAATCGAAAATCTCGAGAAATTGATTCCCATTACTAAATAACTGAAGGAGTAATTAACATGGCTAAATTTGGCTTCGACGTCTCTGACGTCACCCCTGACACCGGTGCTACCGGTGGTTCTTATGACCCTATCCCTGAGGGCGAGTACATTCTGAAAGCTGTTGAAGCTGAAGAAAAAACAACTAGTGCCGGTACAGGTTCTTACATCAAAGTGAAGTTTGAAGTTGTTAAGGGCGAGTTCGCCACCCGCCTGTTGTGGCAAAACTTCAACGTCAACAACCCGTCTGAGAAAGCTCAGCGTATCGGTCGTCAGCAGATGGTGGCTTGGGCTACTGCTTGCGGTAAGCCGGATGCCGATGATACTGACAAGCTGCTTGACAAGCCTTTCAGCGCGGCGGTGAGTATTGAGAAAGGTACTGGCGGCTATGCTGACAGCAACCGCATCAAAGCGTTCCTGTTCAACCAAGAAGCCGCCCCCGCCAAGGCAGCGCCTAAAGCCGCAGCTAAACCTGCCGCCGCAGCCGCGCCCGCCGCAGGTAAGTCAGCTAACCCTTGGGATTGATTTTAGGGGTGGTTAAGCCAGCGACTGAGGATGTCAATGTGGGGGGTTTTCTGGCTTTCTACCTCACCTCGTTAACGACCAAATCAGCACCCCGCCTTATAACAGGAGAACTTAAATGGTAGCTATACCGCCTAGACCAGAGCAGGAGATCATTAACCGGGTCTACGCTGCTATTGAGAAAGAGAAGTCGTCAACTGACCTCTACCTTGGGCGGCTTGGCTCGTCTTTTATAGGCGAAGAATGTATACGGCACATCTGGCTTGACTGGCGCGGGTTTGCCCGTGAAGGTTTTGACGGACGTATGCTTCGCCTGTTTGAGACGGGGCACTTGCAGGAGGAACGTATCGTGGCTGATTTGCGCCGCGCAGGGTTAGCCGTCTGGGACAAACAGGAAGATGGTAAGCAGTTTGAGTTCATTGACGAGACCGGGCACTTCATCACTAAAGTGGACGGCGTTACTAAGGACGTACCGGATTCTGAAAAGACTCCGCATATTCTTGAGGTCAAGACGCACAATAAGAACAGCTTTAGCGGTGTCGTAAAGAAGGGTATTCAAGAGTCTAAACCGCTACACTATGCTCAGGTTCAAATCAGCATGGCGTTGGGCGGGTTTACTCGCGCACTTTACGTCGCTGTCTGCAAAGACGATGAACAGTTCTACGTTGAGCGCGTCAAGGAAGACAAAGAAGCGCAAGCAAAGTTGAAACAGAAAATCATCAAACTGACCGAGGCGCGTCTGCGCCCCGCCGGTATTAGTGATGACGGTAGCAGCTTCGGGTGTAAGTTTTGTAGTATGAAAGCGGTCTGCGTTCGTGAGGCTGAACCCTTACGTCACTGCCGTACTTGTTCTATGGCCACGCCTACCCCGGCAGGAACGTGGACATGCGAACTCAACAAAGAAACTCTCAGCATGGACGCCCAGCGTGCGGGCTGTGAGAATTACGAGGCATTATGATTACAATCGGTATTGATCCAGGACTCAGCGGCGCTATCGGCGTTCTACGTGACGGCGTTTTTGTAGCCGTGGAAGATATGCCGATCGTAGCTAAAGGCTCGGGTGCTGTAAAGAATGAAGTAGACCCTGCCGGGCTAATCACTATGCTCAGGAGGCACGCCCCCGCTGAGGAGGCGGTGTGCGTTGCACTTGAGCGGGTGAACGCTATGCCCGGTCAGGGGTCATCTTCTATTTTTAGTCTCGGGGATAGCTTCGGCTCTGCCCGAGCTTCTATTGCGGGGTGTCGTTTTGAAACAGTTTACATGACCCCGACGCAATGGAAGAAACATTTCAAACTAACTAGCGACAAAGAAATGAGCAGGGCGCTCGCGATTCGCATGTTCCCTGAAGCGCCGCTCAACTTGAAGAAACACTCTGACCGTGCGGAGGCGTTGCTCATGGCTCGCTGGCTTTACGAGACGAGGTACAAATGATTGACACGCGTATAAGCGGCATACCCTGCAAGGCAGAGATGGTCGGCGGGTATTACCAAAAGCCAGACTATGGCACATGGGCTAGCGACGTAGACTACTACGGAGGCTGGTTTGACGTAGAGTTTGAAATCTATGACCGTAAAGGCTATCGAGCAAAATGGCTTGAGAACAAAATGACCGCTAAAGATGAAGAGCGGATTGTCAATGAACTAATTGAACAAGAAGGACGATAATGGAAACTTTTGAACCTAAATGCCCTTGGCATATTCAAGTCGGTGATTTGTTTATCTCCCCCGGTCGGGTGCCTAACACGGGTACGGTCTGGATCGGCGAAGTGAAAAGCGCCGAAGGTGGTGAATTCAAAACTGAAGAATTAGCCGAAGTAATACGCAAGTTTTATAACGAAAAGTTCTGATGCCAAAAATAGCCCCTACAAGGGTTAAGAAGCAGGTCGGGTTGAACCCGATAGCTCAGGCTGTTGCACGTGAAAACATGCGTAAAACTATTCTTGATCAAAAAATTCAACTGTATACGACGCAAGAGGGTGAGTCGTGTGTTGAATTCTGTGTGCCTATGTTTACTTTGTTTTCGGCTTTGCTCTCAACAGCTGAAGCCGACCCGAAAGTGGGCACTGACAATTACGAAGTACGGATCATGCGCGGGACACTTTCTGCGCTTGATCAAATGATAGCTGATAACTCATACCGCCGCATAAATATTGTTTCACTTGAAACTGGGTTGGACTGTGCTCAGGCGCTGATCGCTAAGATCAACCCTGTGCTGTTCAATCAAGAGTGGAACAAAATTGCGGGCGGTGTGTGATGCCGTGGGCGTATATTCGCTCACTGCTCGGACCCGGACTTCATTGGGACAGGACTCAACAAGAACTGTTGAACGCGATAGCTCGGGCAGACCGCGAGGGTCAACACGATGCCGCTGACCATATTCGCATCATATTGCGTCTACGCAACAAAGTGTTGATGGACGTTGAGCAAAAAGAAACCCCGCCGGAGCGGGGTTAAAGGTTGGCAACTGCTCGTGAAGGAGACAGTGTAGAGAATTTTACTTCATTTTCTCTTTCTCAGCCGCGATGTCCGCATCAATGTCAGGACCGATCATTTTGGTTCCTGGGATGTTAGAATCAAGTTGAATGTCAGTCTCAACGTCTTCAGGCGCGGCTTTAGTGTCGATAGGTGAAGGCGGGAACGCTGCCGTGGTGCCCATGATAGCGCCGGTTTCGCCTTTACCAAGGCGTTTAGCCCCCGCAGCGGCTTTAACCTCATACTGCTCGATCAATTTGACCGCAGCCGCAACTTCATGCGGATCGCTGGACATGAGCAACTTGCCGACTTTCTCAGCAACTTCATCAGTCATCGTAGCGCCGCGTGCTAAGCGTGCTGCCATGTTGGTCAGAGACCCCCAAAATCCTCCCGAGACGGCGTCCGCAACCGCAGCCCCCACACCTGGACCTTCTTCAAAGCGTTCGCGTGCCTGAGTGCGTCTTCCGGTAGCCGCGCCGCCTAAGATACGATTGGATTGTTGGAACAACTGCGCTTCACGTTCAAGCGCTGACTTGAACATTTCAAATTTAGCAGGGCTATCAAATAATGGCTGTAACTTAGCTTGCATTTCAGGCGAACCGATGATGCGTTGGGCGGCGTTGATATTGCCTGACGGATCCATGATCTTGCTGTAAAGATCACGCACCACACCTGTACGGAACGCATCTTTTTCAGCCGCGCCCATTTTGCCGATCATGTCAATAACCTGCTCGTGATCGAGTTTGTTAAAATCATTCATACCTGCGCGCATTGCGTCAAGCACTTCCATGTCACCAGAATATGCTTGACGAGCCTTGAGGTAAGGCGAGTTCGCGCCGCCTGTAGCTTCATCAATCGCGTTAACATATACGTTACGCAATTGTTTGAGAGCGTTAGCTTCGGCGCTGCTCATACCTTTAGCGCTAGTGTAACCGGCTTCAATAGTAGCGTCGATACCGCGCTTGACGTAATCAAGAGTGCGGACATCAGGTAGTTTTGTCAACTCAAGAATCTCATTCCCGTTAGCGTCAAATTTACCGCTAGGTTTATAGATTTCGGGCAAAGCAAACTTACTGGGGTCTTCTCCACGCAATTTAGCAGCTTGAGCCTCGGTATCAGCAATACTACGCGCTTTGCCCCAGAATTCTTGAAAGCGCGGGTTTTTCAACGCTTCAATAATACGCGGGTCATCTACGTCACCAAAAGCGTACGCGTCATCATAAAGCGTACCGGCTTGCTTACGCAAGTCAGCAACCATTTTTTGTTCATCAGCGTAGAAGTTACCAGACTTGATCCCTTTACGAGTTTGCGCATAAGTACGCTCACGTGCGCCAGCGGTTTGCTCGCCGAGTTTCTTTTCAACTAGACGACCGCTAGGACCGCTACGTTGGGCAACAGTCTCAGCTAAGTCAACTAGCGCCGGGTCAGCATTAGCTATAGTTGAAGGAATGTTACGGGCGCGGTCTTGAATAACTTTCTGCTCAATCTGTTGAGGAGTCATGCCTGACTCATTGATGGCACGAGACACTTTACCTGCCGCAGCGTTCGTGACAGTAGCTTCGCTCGGAGCAAGGCGGTCACGCAACCACCTAGCACCCGCACCACCGGCACGAATGACGGCAGGAGCGCCGCCCCCTACGACCCCGCCAACTACTGTACCGGTCGCGGCACCAGTACCCCGTTCACCGGGTTGAGCCGAACCAGCACCAGAAACCGCGCCGGTGGTCATACCCGTCACCATACCACGCGCATACGGGTTAGCAGCTAAACGAGCTAACGCGCTCGCAGCAACCGGTGCGGCAGTGCCACCTGTAGCCGGGGTAGCTAACATCGCGGCTAAAGCCGGAGCAGCGCCGCCACCGAACTCAAGAGCCGGGGCTACAAACGGGTTCTCTTTAGAATACTGCGCGTATTCTTGGTTGATCTTAGCGAGTTCAGTCTCATAACCTTTACTACCGGCGAGTTTAGAGCGAAGCCATGCCTCAGCTTCATCACCCCAACCCATGCCGAGACCCTGCCCAACGGCGGCTCGCGCCGCGCCCACGTACGGATTAGCTGTAGCCATTACTCATTCCCTCCCTCAAGCGGAGTCGTTGTACGGTAAGCGCCAGAAGTGATTTGATCCAGGCGACCTTGTTCCCGAGCCATGCGGTCTTGCAGCACTTTGTAAGTGCGCTTGATGATCGCGCCGCGCTCTTCTTTAGTCTTAGCGCCGATACCTTCAAGCTCGAGCAAAATTGAGCGTTCACCCTCAGTCGGGTTACCGCCGAACGTAGCGCGAAGTTTAGCGAGACCTTGAGAACCGAGCAGGTTATTAAGGATACGGGTGTTGACGATTGTAGGATCTTTAGAACCCGCTGCCTCAGACAACCACTGCTGACCTTTGTCCATCCAGCCACCGGCTAGTGAGTTCGGGTTCAGCGCGTAAGCCTGTTTCAAGTCAGCTAGAGATTGTTTGCTAGAAGCAATCATGTCCTCAGCTTCTTTTTTCATATTGACTTCGGTGGGGCTTAATTTAGCCTGTTGAACTTTCTGATTTTCAAACTTGTTCTGCGCAAGCGCTAAATTAGCTTGAGCCAAAGAAACCCCGGCAAGAGACGCATTAATCTGCGCCAGTTTACCTTCGACGTTCAGATTACCGATCTCAGCAACCCGTTTCTGATAAGCAGGTGTACCGGGTTTGAGACCCTCATCAAGTGCCTGCTTGCCCGCAGTAGACTGAGGCTCACCGGACTTGATGTAATCTTTGATGAGTTCAGTAGCGATAGCTCGCTTGTCTTTCATCTCTTCACCGGTCAACGCACGCAACGTGTTCAAGTCTTCTTTTGCTGAGGTCATCTTCATTTTCTGACCTTCAAGCGCGAGAGCAAGTTTCTGCTGACCTGCGGCGCGTTTGTTTTTAGCAAACTCACCTAGCTCTTTACCGACCATGCTGAGGTTCTCACTGAACTGACCGGTTTTAGTCGGTGCGCCAAACGCTGAGGCTAAGCGGAAATACATTTCGGCTTTAGAACTCTGTGCATCTTCAGGTGAGTTCATAGCGCCGGTGAGCATTTTAGCAAATGCATCGCTCTCAGCTTTTGCGCTTTCTCGAGCAGTTTTCAAGTCTGCAGAATACGCGCTGTCTTTTGGACCATACGTGGCGAGAAGGGCTTGAATGTTACCCATGCGCTCATCACCGAAAGGCGCTGGCGCTTTAGGCGGCACAGGGGCAACTTGCGCTACCGGCTGAGGAGCAGTTTTAGCATTGTTCACAGCGATCTCAGTCAATACTGATTTCGGCGGTGCGGCAACGACGGGCGGCTCAGTAGTTACCGGCGCTGGACGCGCAGCCATATCTACAGGAGAAGTTACGGCTTCAGAAGTAGGTGTGAAAAACCGATTCTTAAAATCTTGTTCTTCTTCAGGGTTTGCATAGTCATGTTTATACCTGACAGGACCAGCTGTTTGGTAATGAGTTTTCACCGGACCACCTTGTGCGTACTTGTCGGCGAGGTCATGAACCGAACCACCATCTGCCCACTTGAACACTTTTGATATTCCGCCAGTTAAACCAGACACAAGGCTAGTTGCAGCGCTCGGGATATTTCCTTGTATAAACTGACGCCCAGCATTGACATAGTCATACGTTGGACCTATAGCGCTTGATAACACTGTATTTAAACCCAATCTAGCTAGTTTATTAGTAGTATCATTGCCTCCACCACTATTGCCACCACTAACATTATTACTTACTACAACATTGCGATTGAAAGGGCTGCTAGTATAACGGGTTGCTATTTCAGGTTGAGCGGCTTGTATAAACTCCTCCATCTTATCAGCATTAATTTCATTACCAAATCGGTTTGCCCAATATTCAATGCCACCCTGATCAGGAGCACGACCTAAAACCTCTTGATACAAATTTGCAATATCAGCACGAGCTTCCGGCATGTCGGCAAGTTTAGACACAGGTACACCCGGACCCGGCGCAACATAATCGGCAGGTTTAGGAGGTCCATAATCAGCAGCTTTGAATAAAGGGCTACGGTACCCACTAAAATTTAAACCAGATGTAACAGGAGGGGTGATTAAGCTGTTGTAATTTTGTGTTATCTGCTCAGGGGTTTGACCATAGCGTGTAGCCAGTGTATTGGCTAAGTTATCGTTCATTCCAC